TTATTACAACACCAAATGGTATTTTATGGAGGGATTTGGATAACATTATAACCGGTAGTACAATAATCAATAATAATTATAGTCAATTCACAGCATTTACTCAGTCATTTAATGCTTATTCAGCCTACACATTAAATAATATTAATAATAACTATAGTCAATTCACAGCATTTACAGATAGCGTAAGTTCATTTACAGCTAATACACTACCATTAAGTTATTTTAAACAGAGTGGAAACACATTCGGAACGACAGCTATATTAGGTACAAATGATGATCAGGGTTTAAGTTTAATAACTTCAGGAACTTCAAGGTTATTTGTAACAAATATAGGTAATGTAGGTATAGGGACGACTAATCCAAATTATACATTACACGTTTTAGGTGCAGCAGGCGGTACAGTGGCGTTTGAAGGAGATTCTTCACAAACAACATTACTTTTAAAACAAGGTGCTAATCTTAATTATATTGTTGGTATTACTAATAATATTTCTTTTAGACCTAATGGAACTGAAGCATTATATCTTAGAGGATCAAATAGTAATGTAGGTATAAGTACGTCATCACCATCAGCTCGTTTACATGTTAGAGGTGCAGGGGCTACTTCATCTACAACAGGTTTTAGAGTTGAAGATAGTAATTCTTTATCTTCTTTAGTGGTTAGAGACGATAGAAGAATAGGTGTAGGTATTGATAATCCAAACGCTCAATTCCATATTAGCGGACTAACAACAACGGATAACTTATTATTGGTTAATACTAGTGGTGGTACAACTGGATTAGTAGTTAATAATATTGGTAGAGTGGGTATTGGTACTACTTCCCCTGTGGAAAATTTTGACGTGAGAGGTAGAATGATAGTTGCCGGTTCAACCCCTGTAAACCCTGTAAATCCAGCATTCGGAGGTATTTTAGAAGTATATAATAACGGTTCAAATGCTCAGTTAACCATACATGAAGATGCTGGTAGTGCTCAAGCTAGATTAGCATTCCGTTCAGGTGGTAATGACACCACATTTAGAATGACAGATGGTAATGGTATAGGATTGTCAATTGACGTGGAATCAATGAATGACGCATTAACAATTCGTACTGATGGACTTATAGGTATAGGAACAACAACACCAACACAAAGATTAGATATTAATGGTGATGTTAGAATTAGAGGCGATATATTTGATAGCTCAAATAGTACAGGTTTTACAAATCAAGTTCTTATTACAACACCAAATGGTATTTTATGGAGGGATTTGGATAACATTATAACCGGTAGTACAATAATCAATAATAATTATAGTCAATTCACAGCATTTACTCAGTCATTTAATGCTTATTCAGCCTATACATTAAATAATATTAATGAAAATTATAGCCAATTCACAGGATTTACTCAATCATTTGGTGTATATAGTGCTAATACTCTTAATTTAATTGACACAAAATATGATAAATCTGGTGGAACTATTAGTGGTAATGTTACAATAATTGGTAACTTAACTGTTAATGGAACTGCAACAACGGTTAACACCGTTAATTTATTAGTATATGATCCAATTATAGGATTAGCTTTAAGTCAATCTGGAAGTACTAATCCGACATTAGATTCTGGTTTTATAATTGATAGAGGTTTAAGTGGAAATACTGGATTTGTTTGGATTGAAAATAATAAGCAGTTTGAATTGGGTTATACTAATAACAGTTATAACGATACAAATGTAACAATAAATCGGTACGGTGATTTAAAGGTAGGTGGTTTAAAGACAAATTATTTAACGGATAGTAGTAATTTAACTGGAACTACAAATCAGGTATTAATATCATACCCTGAAGGGGTAAAATGGAATAATATTGATTACATAGTTACTGCTGTAACAAGTAATAAGGTAATTGAGTTAGGTTCAGGTGTATTATCGGCGGTAAGAATATGTGCTAATAACGTATCATCTGGTAATTATTCGGGTGTATTAAGTGGAACAGGAAATACTTCAACAGGTTGTTTTTCAGCGATATTAGGTGGTAGACAAAACATAGCTTCAGGAGTTAATTCAAGTGTTTCTGGTGGTTTTTTCAATACAGCTTCAGGTAATTATTCAACAATAGTTGGTGGTAGGGAAAATAAATCAACATCATCTTGTTCGTTTATAGGTGGAGGTAGATTAAACTTATCGTCAGCACAATTTTCAACAGTATCAGGTGGGTATAAAAACACATCATCAGGTCAATATTCATTTATTGGTGGTGGTAAACAAAATACAGCATCCGGATCTATATCATCAATAAGTAGTGGATTTAAGAATACTACATCAGGTATTTATTCAACTATAAGTAATGGTTATTTAAATGTTGCAATATCTAATTATACTTTTATTGGTGGTGGTTTAGGTAATACGATTACATTAAATGCAACATATTCATCTATTGGTGGTGGTTTAGCTAATACGGTAAGTTGTTCAAGTTCATTCATTGGTGGTGGATGTTTTAATACGGCATCAAATTCTCGTTCAGCTATTCTTGGTGGTGAAGATAATAGAGCTTCAGGTGTATTATCAGGTATAGTATCAGGATCAGGTAATACGGCATCAGGTATTTTTTCATTCATAGGTGGAGGTTGTGGTAATACATCCTCTGGAATTGAAACATTTATAGGTGGTGGTGAGTTTAATACCGCTTCTGGAACATGTTCATTCGTAGGTGGTGGTCAACTTAATATATCTTCAGGTCAGAGATCTTTTGTAGGTGGTGGTCAAGAAAATACAGCATCTTGTTATATTTCAACAGTTGCTGGTGGTAGAAGTAATAAATCATTATCCCTTTACTCATTTATTGGTGGTGGTTATATTAACATCGCAAATGCTTGTTATACAACAATCGCAGGTGGTTTTAATAGTATAGCGAATGATTGTTATGGGACAATAGGTGGTGGTTGTGCAAATACAGCGTCAGGTTCATACTCTTTTGTTGGTGGTGGTAGATTAAATGTGGCTTCATCAGGTTCAACCGTTTCTGGTGGTATTTGTAATACAGCATCTGGTCGTTATTCAACTTTAGCAGGTGGGTGTAGAAATACATCTGTGGGCGTAAATAATGTGATTGGTGGTGGATTTTTAAACTTTACTTGTGAAAACTGTTCTGTAATTGCTGGTGGTCAATCAAATATGTCTATTGCTAGATATACTTCTGTTGGTGGTGGTTTTGGAAATACGTCATCTGGATATGCGGGTATAGTTGGTGGTGGTTTTTTAAATACCGTAACTGGAGTATATTCAACGATATCCGGAGGTTATGGAAATATAGCATCAGGTTGGTGGTCATCTATTGGTGGTGGTTGTAGAAATACATCCGCTTGTTTTTCATTTGTAGGTGGTGGTATGTGTAATACAACCGGTGGGAATTGTTCATTTGTGGGTGGTGGTTTTAGGAATGTAGCTTCAGGATGTTTTTCAAGTATTGTATCTGGATCCGGAAATACGGCATCGGGTATTTTTTCATTCATAGGTGGTGGTTGTGCAAATACAAACTCAGGGGTTTATTCAGTTATTAGTGGTGGTAGATGTAACACAACGACAGGCTCTTTATCAAGCATAGGTGGTGGATGTTGTCACACTAATTCAGCTAATTATTCAACTATTGTTGGTGGATTTAGGAATGTTCATATTTCCGGTGGTGATTTAAGTATAATTGGTGGTGGTGGTACAAACACAAACTCAGGGGCTTATTCAGTTATTGGTGGTGGTAGAAATAATACATCATTTCATAGTTACTCAGTAATTGCTGGTGGTTGGGCTAATATTGTTTCAGGTAATTTTAGTTTTGTTGGTAGTGGTTATCTTAATACAGCATTAACAGGTTCAACCGTTGCTGGTGGTATTGCTAATAGAGCGTTAGGTAGTTGTTCATTTATTGGTGGTGGTTGTCATAATACATCTTCAGGTGATTTTTCAAACATAACTGGTGGTTTTTGTAATACTATAACAAATCAAGAATCATTTATTGGTGGTGGTAGATTAAATGTGGCTTCATCGGGGGTTTATTCAGTTATTGGTGGTGGTTGTGGAAACACATCATCTAATAATAGTAGTTTTGTTGGTGGTGGAGCTGGTAATACAGCATCGGGTTATCGTTCAGCTGTGGTTGGTGGTAATATTAATTTAAGTTTAGGTGATTATTCATTTGTAGGTGGTGGTTTTAGGAATAGTTCTCTTGGTAGTTATTCAACGGTGTCTGGTGGTTATAGAAATACATCTTGTAATGGAGCAACAGTAAGTGGTGGTTTATTTAATATAGGTCGTTGTAATTATTCATTCTTAGGTGCTGGTTCATTTAATACCACATTAGGAAATCAATCATTCATTGGTGCTGGTTGTAATAATACCGTATCCAATGGTTGTTCAGGTATCGTATCTGGATCTGGAAATACGGCATCAGGTATTTTTTCATTCATAGGTGGTGGTTGTGCTAATACATCGTCTAGTAATTATACATCGATATCATCAGGTAATTTAAATACTATTACATCATCAGGGTCGGTTTCATTTATTGGTGCTGGATGTAGGAATATAATCACATCACCTAACTCAGTAATTGTTGGTGGTAGATTGAATTTGGTTTCAGGATGTACATCATCTATTGGTGGTGGATGGGGTAACACTATAATTAACGCTTTCTCAAATATAGGTGGAGGTTGGTTTAACACATCATCTGGAAATTATTCAACAATATCTGGTGGTTATATTAATAGAACAACCGGAGCCGGTTCAGCTATTAGTGGTGGTTATTTTAATACAGCTTCAGGTAATTGTTCATTTATTGGTGGGGGTGAATTAAATGTATCATCTAATAATCGTTCAGCGGTGGCTGGTGGTTGTGGTAACATAGCATCCTCACCTTGTTCATCTATAATAGGTGGTGCTGGTAATAGAGCTTCCGATGTTTTTTCAGTTATAGGTGGTGGTACATCTAATACGGCTTCAGGGTATAGCGCATTTGTAGGTGGAGGTGGCAGAAATACAGCTTCAGGTAATGCATCAACTATTTCCGGTGGAGCTGGTAATACAGCGTCAGGAGATTGCTCATTTGTTGGTGGTGGAAATAGAAATAGGGTTTCAAATATATTATCAGGTATTATATCAGGTTCAGGAAATACTGTATCAGGAGCACATTCACTAATTGGTAGTGGTTGTGGTAACACGGCATCAGGATATTTTTCATTTATAGGTGGTGGTTTATTTAACACTACTACCACTCTACAAAGTTTTATAGGTGGAGGTCAATTAAATGTTAACACATCATTTCAAGGGTTTATTGGTGGAGGTCTTCAAAATACCATTTCATCTTATAGAAACGTAATTGTTGGTGGTGTTGGTAATACCAATTCCGGATATAGATCATCAATAGTAGGTGGAAGCTCTAATAACTTATCAGGCGCCCATTCTTTTATTGGATCAGGACAACAAAATACAATTAATGGAAATCATTCAACAATTGCTGGTGGGTTTAGAAATACCACCAATGGGGATTGTTCGTTTATCGGTGGTGGTTTATTTAATACAGCTTTAACAGGTTCAACAGTATCTGGTGGTTTGTGTAATTCATCAATCGGTAATTGTTCAACAATTGGTGGTGGTTTTTTAAATACGGCTTCAGGTAGTCAATCATTTATTGGTGGTGGTAGAGGTAATAAGGCGTTATCCCCTAATTCAACAATCGGTGGTGGATGGTTAAATACGAACTCAGGTTATTATTCAACAATCGGTGGTGGTTATTTTAATACGATATTAAATCTTCGTAATTATTCTACAATATCAGGTGGTTACTGTAACAGGATTGATTCTGGATGTTCATTTATTGGTGGTGGTTTTAATAATAGAGTTACTAACATAATTTCAGGTATCGTATCTGGTTCAGGAAATACAGCTTCAGGATGTTTCTCAATCGTAGGTGGGGGATGTGGGAATACCGCATCTGGTGTCGAATCCGGCGTTCTTGGTGGTGATTTTAATGTGGCGTCAGGTAGTTGTTCATTTATCGGTGGTGGAACTGGTAATATAACCATAGGTTGTTTATCAATTGTAGTTGGTGGTCTTAGTAACGTATCTTGTGTTGAAAGATCAGTAGTTTTAGGTGGTATAAATAATACAGCATCTTGTTTTGGTTCAACGGTTATAAATGGATTTTTAAATATAGCTTCTGGTGGTTATTCATTTATCGGTGGTGGTTGTGCAAATACATCTTCAGGTTATAGCTCATTTGTAGGAACAGGTTGTCTTAATAAGTCAACAAATTGTTATTCAACGATTGCTGGTGGTAAACAAAATACAGCTTCTGGAGATTTTTCTACTGTTGGGGGTGGTTGTGGAAATATATCATTAACAGGGTCAACAATATCCGGTGGTTTAAATAATTTAGCGTCAGGTAATTGTTCATTTGTAGGTGGTGGAGCTAGTAATACAGCTTCAGGTATCTTTTCAACAATTACCAGTGGTAAATTAAATACTGTATCAACATATGGTAGTGGTATTGTTAGTGGTTTTTGTAATATTATATCATCTGGAGGTTACTCATTTATTGGTGGTGGTTACACCAATAGAGCATTAGGTTCTTCATCATTCATAGGTGGTGGTTATTTAAACACATCATCTGGAAGTTATTCTACGACATCTGGTGGATATAATAATAGATCAACAGGTTATATATCAGTTATTGGTGGTGGTCAACTTAATATATCTTCAGGTAATACATCATCTTTATTCGGTGGTTTTTGTAACGTTGCCGGTGGTGGTTGTTCATTTGTTGGAGGTGGGTGTAATAACATATCAATAAACAATTATTCAACTATTGTAGGTGGTAGAAGTAATACAGCATCAGGTAATTGTTCATTCATAGGTGGTGGTTTAGGTAATACAGCCTCAGGATGTTATACATCTATTGGTAGTGGTTGTGGTAATGTCGCTGGATTTACCGCAGATGTTGTTAGTGGTGGATTTTTAAATACAGCCAATGGAGCTTTTTCAAGTGTACTTGGTGGTTCTCGCAATACATCATCAGGTAAATACAGTTCAATATCAGGTGGTTTTAGTAATACATCATCTGGGTTATATTCATTTATTGGTGGGGGTAGAAATAATAGAACACTGAGTAATTGTTCAACAATTGGTGGTGGTTGCTGTAATACAACATCAGGATTATCTTCATTTATAGGTGGTGGTATATGTAATATAGCATCTGGAGTTAATTCAGTTATAGCTGGTGGTTTATCTAATACATCATCTACCGGTTCAACTGTAGGTGGTGGTGTGAGTAATACAGTATCAGCTTGTTATTCAGGTATATTAGGTGGTTTTAATAATAGGGTTACAACAAATAACACATTTGTATTAGGATCTAACTTAACAGGTAATACTCTTAATACAACATTTGTTGAAGCATTAAATATTAATTCAAGGTTTAACACACCGGCATTATTTGTTCAAACAACAGGTTCAACAGCGGCAGTTGTTACATTACCAAATGGAAATACTGGTTTTGGAACAGCAAATCCACAATTTAGAGTTGATGTATCAGGAACAACTAATGTAATGAGAATTATTGGTTCTGGTTCAGGATCAACACAACCAATTTTCACAATTCAAGGTTCTCAAGGGGAGTTATTCTCTGTTACGGACAATTTAACGGGGTCTTTATTTAGTGTAAATGATATATCAGGATTACCGATACTTGAAGTATTTTCAAATAATCAAATATTAATGGGTGATTATCAAGCACCGGCATTATTTACAACTAAAAAAGTAAGTGTAAATACTGGTTCAACGGCTATTTATAATTTCTCACCAACAAGTTTTGATGGAGCATTTGTGGAATATACATTAAGAAATTCGTTTAATGCTAGATCAGGACAGATGATGGCCGTATGGAGTGGTTCAACAATAAGATATACTGAAACAACATCGGTTGATATTGGTGACACATCAAGTGCTTATATGTATTTTATGATGTCAGGAACAACTCCAATATTAATGACATCAGCAACAACAACTGGTTGGAACATAAAATCAATTATAAGATCAATATAGAAAAATGAGTTTTCATTATAGCCCAAAAATAGTAACAGATGGATTAGTATTATATCTAGACGCTGCTAACACTAAAAGTTATGTGAGTGGAAGTACCTCATGGAATGATATTTCTAGAGGAGGAAATAATGGTACATTAGTAAATGGTCCAACATTTAACTCAGCAAATGGTGGTAATATAGTATTTGATGGGGTGAATGACTATTATGAGACTCTAATAACACCTGATTTTAATACCATACAAACAAATAATTCATTAACAATATCCGTGTTTTTTAGGAATAATTTTAATGGTGAATTTAGAGATATTGTAGGTTTAAATAAAGTATCAGGGTTGGAACCTTTTTGTATTAGACAGGGTGCTACTAACGATGTTTTATTTTATGATACCTTTGTTGGTGGAACAAGGTATAGTCCAACAATTAAAGTTTTTCAACCTAATAATACATGGGTACATGCGTGTGCTACTTTCGGTAATAATCAAATAAACACATATTATAATGGAGTGTTAGTTTCTACAACAAATACTGCAGGCAATATAAGAAGTTTTGATAGTAATCAATTTCGTATAGGTAATTTAGGTTATAATTATTTTAAAGGTGATATATCTAATATTAATTTATATAATAGAGCACTTTCAGCTACTGAAGTACGTCAAAACTATAACGCAACTAAAACCCGATTCGGATTATAAATTATGGCAGGAAGAATAGCATATTATGGTAATATAGTAAGAGATGGTTTAGTTCTTAACTTAGATGCAGCTAAACGAGATTCATATCCTGGTAGTGGTACTGTATGGAGAGATATTGTTGGTGGAGTTATAACTGGATCATTAATAAATGGACCTACATTTGATCCTAATAATTTTGGAAGTATTGTGTTTGATGGTGTAGATGATTATGTTGATTCTATAGGTACGGTATCATCTTTTTCTTTCATACAAAATACAGGAATATTTACTATAAATGCTTGGGTTAGACTTAATGACTTATCAGTAGCTAGATATTTTTTAGGTAATAACGATGGGACCACGGGAGCTAAAGGATTTTGGCTAGGATATACTGGAACCTCAGGGAGATTATGGTTATCTATCACATATGGTGTTGGAGGACAATATACCCTTAACTATATTAGAAGTAATTTTTTTACTGTTAATGATTGGATATGTGTTACGTGCGTAGGAAATGGAATCGATTGTCAATTTTATAAAAATGGCGTTAGTTTCGACTCTCCTTCTAATTTTGACACATTTTCAACAGGAAATAGTATAAGAAATTTAAGCGTAGGAAGAATTAACAATTTTAATAGTAGCTATTGGCAAGGTAACGTAGCACAAACACAAATATACAACCGAGCACTTTCAGCACAAGAAGTATTACAAAACTATAACGCAACAAAAGGAAGATATGGACTATAATAACAGACATTTTATGATATTTAGTGTAACAGAGTTACCCAATATCGATTTCACTCAAGTTAATGAAACATCAATAGACACAGTACGTAAAAGTGTTAACGGAGAAAAAACATTTGTTAAGTGGGATGGTGATAATATGCCATCATCAGTAGAAACATTAACAACTAAAGAAGGTCCTTATACATATGAGGAAATATTAATAATATTATCTACTGAAGAATGGACTAATCCAATAATAAAATAATATGAGTACTTTAAGTGGTGGTCCAAATATTGTTTTTGATGGTTTAGTATTATATCTAGACGCCGCAAACTCTAAGAGTTATATACCTGGTTCTACTATTTGGAATGATATTTCTAGAATAGGTAATAACGGTACATTAACTAATGGACCGACATTTAATTCCGCTGATGGTGGTTCTATTGTGTTTGATGGTGTGGATGATTTTATTACTTTAGGTAATATTTCGGCGTTAGGGTTTACTAATGGTGTTTTTACTGCAGAAGCTTGGGTTTATGTACCTTCTACTTGGACCGCGGGTTCACAATACCCAAATCTTATAAGTAAAGGTGCTAGCGCTGGATGGGACAATGCTGGTTGATCTTTATTTGTTTTTAGAGATTGGCCAAGTGCGGGATTATATAATTGGGGTTGTGGTATAAGAAATGGGGGGACTCCATTAATAACTCAAGTAAGTATAAACATGACACCAAATATTTTTACACATATATGTGCAACGGCTGATGGTTCCAACGTAAGATTATATCAAAATGGTGGTTTACCGTTAACATATAATCAAACTGTAAATCCTGAATTTAATTCTCAAAATATTTTAATTGGTAAAGATTGGACTAATAATTATTTTCCAGGGAATGTTGCATTAACTAGATTATATAATAGAGCTCTCTCATCATCAGAAGTACGTCAAAACTTTAACTCAACAAAATCAAGTTTTGGTATTTAAAAAATAATTAAACAATTTTAATAGATTTAATATATTTATAGATAATAAAAACCTGGACAGTGAAAGGTAACAAATGAACGAATTTAAAGTAAAAAATGGTTTAATAGTTGATGGAGATTCAACTTTAAGGGGTGGTATATATGATATTTCAGGATCAACAGGGATATCAGGACAATTCCTTAGTTCAACACCTAATGGTGTTTTATGGGTTAGTGGAAATAGCGCTACACCCTCTAGTTATGATTACATTGATTTTAATACAGGATATACCGCAACAGCTAAAACAGGTAGAGTTTATTTTGATACTACTGAAGATAGTTTAACTTTTTTTCCAACAACACCCAATATGGATGTTGCACTTAATATAGGTCAAGAAAGTTTAATTAGGGTTTTTAATAATTCAGGCTCACAAATTAATAATGGATCCGTTGTTCATATATCGGGATCCTCATTAGGTCTTCCAACAATTGTTTTATCAAATGCTGCGTTTGATGATAGAGCTGAAGTTGCAGGTGTTGCAACTCATAATATTCCAAATAATACTATTGGTTATATAACCAATTTTGGTATTGTAAGAGATGTTAATACATCAGGTTTTAACGTTGGCGATGAATTATATTTATCTGACACCATTAACGGTGGTTTCACAAATAATGTAATTGATATTAATTTTAGTTCCAGAGTTTGTTCAGTTGGTTGGGTTGTAACGTCTGGTGTAACTAATGGTAAAATATTAGTGTCAATTACAAATGAAAATAAGGTTCAAAGTTTAACAAATAAACAAGTAAATATTTTATTAGGTAATACCGTATCAACAGGTGTTTTTGAATTCACCGGATTAACTAAAACATCAAATACAACATTCCAAATTGCACCTGTTAGAGGTTGGTTTGTTGATAACACAACAAACCCTGTAATACCATATGTATTACAAGTTAATTATAGTGGTAGTACAACAGGTCAAACAACACCTTATTTAACCACTAATGATGCAACATACGTATTATTAACGTCAGCTTCAACTATAACATTACAACCAACATTTCCAACACCACAAGAAAGAAGATTAAATATATTTTTAGGTAAAGTTATTCATCCAAGTAGAACCTCAATATTAAATATAAATAATACTGTTGATTTTGATGTATCACCAATGTCAGCTTTACGTGATTTGTGGACACCAATTAAATTAATAAATGATGGTATTATAGTATCTCCGAATGGTGCTAATTTAAATATCAATACATCGGCAGGAGGATTGTGGGGTAATGGTATTGGTTGGACTACAAATCAATTAAACCCCAATCAGGTATCAATAGCAGCCAAATCACCCGCTTCTTTCTTTTATAGGACGCAAACAGGTGGTACTTCTTCTTCCGTAACATTGATTGATCCGACAAAATATGATGTTGGTGGTGCTATAACTAGTATAGGTAACGCTAATAGTGACGAATCCACCAATCAGAGGGTTTATTTATACCCAACAGGTGTTATAAATATATTATACGGACAAACCAAATACACGAATTTAAGTGCTGCAGTTGCTGGAATACAAACCGAAACTTTCGTTACATATCCTAATGCTCAAACCACTGGTGTTTTAATTGGTATTATTTCAGTAAGGAATGATATTGTTGCGGATGGTCAGCCATTGACTAATAGTAATTATGCGGTATTTACTTCAGTATCTAAGTTTGGTGAATTATTGGGTGGAACTGGTGGTTTATCAACAACTACATTACAACAAGCATACGATAACTCAGTTCAACCTGAGATTACAACCAATTCAATATTGGGTGCGGTTACATTTAAAAGAGGTAGTGCATCTGATAGTGATAATGTATTAGAAATAGAAAATGGTAGTGGTATAACAAATATTAGTTTAAATGCTTCGGGTAGAACAACAACTAAATCATTAACAATTTCTAATTTAGATAGTAATATTATTGATAATAGATTTTTAGTTGTAAATAATAGTGGTGATACGTCATATAGGAGTGATATTGTATTACAATCAGAATTTAATTCATACACATCAAATACACAAACTGAAATTAATTTAAGTAATGTTTATAATACTGTATTATCACCAACTTTAAGTATGCCAACAAGTGTTGGTGGTATAAGTTTAGGGACTACAGTATCTCAATTATCAGGTTTAACATTTACGAGTTTATTTGATGATTTATTATTTCCAACTGTTTTACCGACATACACAATACCTACAATTACAACAGGTGGTATATCAAATTCAACGGTTGAAGTAGGTTCTACAATAACTCCAGCGATAACATTAAGTTCAATTAAAAATGATGGGGGTAATTTCACCCAATTAAGAATATTAAGAAATTCAAGCCCTATTTTTACAAATACAGGGTTAACGGTTTCTTGGTTATCACCTGTTCCAGATCAATTTGGTTTTGCAAATCCAAATACACCAAATTCAGGGTTTACAATTAATCCAAGTCCGTATAATGAAAGTTATGTAATACCTGATGTAGGTGGTGGAACTACTTCAACTACATCTTATAGGGGTGATGGTGATTATAATCAAGGTTTAGTTAAGAAAAATAATAAAAATGTTAATGATATAAGAGGGTTTTTATTAAGATCAACGTCAGCACCTCAATCAGGTGGAACTGTTAGTAATGGGACACAAATTGATAGTTCTACGATAACATATACGGGTATATATCCTTATTTTTATGGTATATCGGCAACATTACCAACTCCAACCACCATATCACATGCGATATCAGGTGGTACGGCGACTAAGGTATTATCAAGTGCGGCTGGAACTTTATCAATTCCTTATAATACGACTGGTAATTATATTTGGGTGGCTTATTTTAATAATTATACAACAAAAACTAAGTGGTATGTAAATGCTTTAGATAATGGTAATTTAGATGGTAGTTTTTTAACTTCAGCTGTAACGCAAAACGTAGACAGTCCAAATGGTTTTTGGAGTAATATAACATATAAATTACATTGGAGTGTAAATGCTACATCACAATCAACTTTAGAATATAGAAATAGTTAAATAGTATGGCAATTAATCTTAGTGATAATATAAGAATAAACTCACCTAAAATTTTAGATGATAGATACGGTCCTTGGAATAGTGTTTCAGAGGCTAATACAAATATTTTGTTTTTTCAAAGACAAATAGGTTTAACTGTTGGTATATTTAGTGGATCAACATTAACCGAATATTGGTTTTCATCAGGTGTTACAGATACGGATTTAGTCGTAAAAACAACTAATGTATCAGGTAAATTAAATATAAGTGATTTTATTATATATACCTCAACAACTCAAAACATAATTGATAATAACTATAGTCAATTTACAGGTTTTACTCAGTCATTTGATAGTTATTCAGCCAATACTCTTAATTTAATTAATACGAAATACGATAAATCAGGTGGGACAATATCAGGTAATGTTACAATAATCGGTAACTTAACTGTTAATGGAACAGCAACGACTATTAACACTGTTAACTTATTAGTATATGATCCTATAATTGGTTTAGCGTTATCACAATCAGGTACAACAAATCCAACATTAGATTCTGGTATTATAACAGATAGGGGTTTAAGCGGTAATACTGCCTTTGTATGGATTGAAAATAATAAACAATATGAATTAGGTTACACAAATAATAGTTATAATGATACAAATGTAACAATAAGTCAATATGGTAATTTAAGGTTAAATAATATTAGGAGTAATTACATAACGGATAGTACTAATAGTACAGGTATAACAAATCAAGTATTATCAACGACTTCTAATGGTATTATATGGAATAGTATAGATGGTATAATAACAGGTGTAACTAGTAATAAGGTAATTGAATTAGGAACGGGTATATTATCAACTGTGAGAATATGTTCAAATAATATTGCTTCGGGTAACTATTCGGGTGTATTAAGTGGAACAGGAAATACAGCATCTGCTTGTTTTTCAACAATTGCCGGTGGAGGACAAAACATAGCGTCAGGTAATTTTTCTGGTGTATTAGGTGGTGTTGGTAATACAGCGTCATCTTTTTACTCATCTGTTACTAGTGGTGTTGCTAATGTGGGATCAGGTAATAGTTCATTTATAGGTAGTGGTAGATTTAATACATCATCTGGAAATCAGTCAGCAATTGCTGGTGGTTTTAATAATACAACGTCTGGTCATTGTTCAGGTATAGTTTCTGGTTCAGGAAATACCGCATCAGGTGGTTTTTCAATTGTAGCTGGCGGATGTGGAAATACATCTTCCGGAATTGAAACATTTGTCGGTGGTGGTGAGTTTAACGCAACAAGTGCTGATTGTTCATTTATAGGTGGTGGCGCTAGAAACACAACAAACACCTTTTGTTTTTCAACAATTGCAGGTGGGGAAAGAAACACAGCATCCGGAAGACATTCATTTATAGGTGGTGGGTTTATTAATTTATCAGGAAATGGTAATAGAACAGTTGTTGGTGGTGGTCAACAAAACACAGCTTCTTCTAATTACACATCAGTTCTTGGAGGGTATTTTAATACGGCATCATTCTCATATTCAACTGTTGTTGGTGGTTGGAATAATAAAACTTCAGCCCCTTGTGCTTTTATTGGTGGGGGTAAAGATAATTTAGTTGGTGGTGGGGTATCTTTTATTGGTGGTGGTTTAGCTAATACCACTTCATCTTGTTATACAGGTATTGTTTCAGGTTCAGGTAATACTATATCAGGATGTTTTTCAGTTATAGCCGGTGGATGTGGTAACATAATTCAATCATCAAGTAGAGCTTCATTCATAGGTGGTGGATGTGAAAATATAACAAATTGTAGATTAGCTACCGTTGTAAGTGGTTGTCGTAATACAGCATTAGGACAAGTTTCATTTATTGGTGGTGGTTTATTAAATACAACCACAGCTTCAGGATATTCGTCATTTATTGGTGGTGGTTTAGCTAATGTTGTTAATAATATTTACACAACAATATCTGGCGGTAGATGTAATACGTTGACAGGTAATCACGGTACGGTTTCTGGTGGTTATAAGAATACTGGAACTGAATGTTGTTCAACAATTGCTGGTGGAGCGTTTAATTTATCTTGTGGACCTCATTCATTTATTGGTGGTGGTTATGGTAATATTTCTGTAACAGGTTCAACTGTAGGTGGTGGGTGTGAAAATAGGGCTTGTAATACTTATTCAACCGTAGCAGGTGGTATAAGTAATACAGCATCAGGTATTTGTTCATCGGTTGTAGGTGGTTCAACTAATAGAGCTACTAATAATTTTTCTTTTGTAGGTGGTGGTTGTGGAAACTCAGCAACTGATTGTTGGTCAACAGTTGTTGGTGGTGAAGTAAATGCCGCTATTTGTAGATGGGCATTCGTTGGTGGTGGTTATATTAACTTGGCTAGTGGATTATTTTCGGTAGTAACAGGTGGTAGAACAAATACGGCATCAGGTTACGCAACATTCGTCACTGGTGGTGTTTCTAATACAGCGGAAAACTCACTTACAAGTGTTGGTGGTGGTAGAAATAATACAGCATCAGGAACATATTCATTTATAGGGACAGGTATTAGAAATATAACAAATTCATCAGGACAATATTCAGGTATAATATCTGGTTCAGGTAATAGTATAACCAATTGTTTTTCATTTATTGGTAGTGGTTGCGGTAATACAGCATCTGGACTTGAATCCGTTGTTGTCGGTGGTGAATTAAATACGGCCTCAGGAGCTTGTTCATTTATTGGTGGTGGTAGACAAAATACAGCTTCAGGTGGTGGATCTTTTGTTGGTGGTGGTGTAAACAATACGGTGTCGACACCATCTAATTCAATCATTGGTGGTGGTAGAGAAAATACATCTTTAGGTGAAATTGGGTTTATTGGTGGTGGTAGATGTAATACCACATTAAATACAGCTTCAACAATATCTGGAGGTTATAGAAATACATCATCTGGATATATGTCAACTATATCAGGGGGTAGACTTAATGTAGCGTCAGGTAATTGTTCATTCATAGGTGGTGGTCAATCAAACTTAGCTTTAACTGGATCAACAGTTGGTGGTGGTGTGAACAACACTGCTTCAGGTAATTGTTCATTTGTAGGTGGTGGATGTGCAAATACATCGTTAGGTAATAACTCATTTGTTGGTGGTGGTTCAACTAATACAGCGTCAGGTAATTGTTCATTTGTTGGTGGTGGTAATAATAACAGAGCTTCAGGTGGTTGTTCATTTATTGGTGGTGGATGTTGTAATACCGCATCAGGTATTTATTCAGTAGCATCAGGTGGTTATTTTAACGTATCATCAGGTCCATTCTCATTTGTTGGTAGTGGTAATCAAAATACATCGTCAGGTAATAACTCATTTGTTGGTGGTGGATTGGTTAATGTATCAAGTGGTAGTCATTCAGCTATTGTTGGAGGTATTTTAAACACCGCATCAGGTATTTATGCATTTATCGGTGCTGGTAGGGGTAATACAGCATCAGGTAATTGTTCAACTGTGTCTGGTGGTTATAGAAATATAGCTTCAGGATGTTTTTCAGGTATAATATCTGGTTCAGGTAATACATCTTCTGGTAGTTTTTCATTTATAGGTGGTGGTTTGTGTAATACAGCGTCCGGTATTGAAACGGTTGTTGTTGGAGGTGAATTAAATAGAGTGTCAGGTATTAACTCATTTATCGGTGGTGGTAATACTAACTTTATTTCAGGTACAACATCATCTATTATCGGTGGAACAGGTAATACAATCGGCTCACAATTATCATTTATAGCTGGTGGAAATAGAAATACAACTTTATGTAATAATACATTTATATTAGGTTCAAATATAACAGCAAACGCTGTTGATACTACATTCACTCAAAACTTTAATTCTTGTGGACAATCAACCTTACAAGGAACATCAGCTACAGCTGGTTGTGTATTATTGGTTAGAAACTCAACACCATTAAGTTTATTCACAGTACAAAATAATGGTCAACAATTTATTAATAGTAATTTTACAGCAACAGCAAATAATACGTCAGGTGTTTTAAATACTCAAACAATAACACAAAGAGCAACTCAAGGTGATACTGTTACAGGTACATATATTAATCCAACACTTATAACAAATCAGAATAATCAAACAAATAAAGGTTTATCAGTTTATCCGTTATTCACAGGTTCAACAAATAGTTGGACAGGAACAACCAATATTATCGCTGATTTTGGAGCTATTAATGTGGGAACTCAGTTATCTGTAACGGATACTACCACAGGTGTTATTTATGGCGTTAATGATGTATCAGGTTTACCAATAATTGACGCAACATCAAATTGGGATGTAAATATTTATGATTTCCCTAATGTTGTATTAAGTAAAACAGGAAAAACATTAACCTTTGGTGTGGCTTATAATTCAGCTTCAACAAACACATTCCAATCTGATATTATATTAAATGAAAGAATTGGTTTAAGTCATAGAATGACACAGGTGAGTGGATCGACAACAGGTAATGGAAGTGCGGTGTTATTTAATTTACCTGTTAATACAGGACAAACTGTTTATATGGAGGCTAAGGTATCTGGTAGGGCTAATAACGCAAATATGGATAGTATAATGGGTGATTATAAGTATTCAGCTAAGAGAAGTTTAACAGGTAGTTTAACTCCGGTTGGATCATTCTTTTCATTTGTTAATAAGGATAATCTATTAACTAATTTCGCTATTGACATATCGGGTAATAATCTTAGATTGGTTGTAACAGGTAATACGGATACGTATATCTGGGGATCAACAATAACAACTCAAGTATTTTAAATATGGCGATTTTTAAAAACTCATTACCGATAGTTAGAGATGGACTAATTTTAAATATAGATCCGTTGAATACTAAATCGGTTAATACACCAATAGTTAACTTATCACCAGATCCGAGAAATTGGACAACTGTAAGATCATTTATTACATTATTTACAGGTGGGACAATAACACCGCCGATTGAGGGTGCTCCAATATATGAAGTAAGAACATCACCATCTTTCGCTAATACTTTACATAGATTAAATAATACATCTGTATTTGGTACAACCGGTAATAGGTTTTATAGATATTCAATGTATATAATGGGGAGTAGTGGTAACACCCCAACAGCTTCGGTTGGGTTAGATATAAATGATAGAAATACCAATAGTTTTGTGATTGGAACCGCAACAACTTGGAATTATATTACAACTCAAGATACTCTACCACCATCTAATAATAGTACAGTATATGATTTTTTTGATTATGAATTTTATAGAACGGGAAGTCTACCATCAACCGGAGATACGTTTTATATTTCAGGTATTGTCATAGCTAGGAGTTTAGGTTTTGATAATAACACATATGTTCCATTATTACGAGATCCTGGTTATATACCTTATAATGGCATTATTAATACAGGCATAACGGATATGGTTGGTTTTAATAATACAAGATTTATAAGTGGTAGACAAGGTATTAGCCGTGAATTTGGTTTATCTTTATATACGTCAGGTTCTTCAATATCAACACAACAATTTTCGTTGGATAGAGAAACTGATTTACCCCAATGGTCGTTAAGTTATTTTTTTAAACCCTTATTAAGAGATGTTGCATATCAACCCCTTTCTGGTGATATTAATTACGCATCGGGAACAACAACTATTTTAAACCATAATTTTGGATTTTTTACCGGAATAAATAAACCGGTTATTGACCCCACCGATGGTAGTATTTTTATAGGGACAAGAAATGAAGAATATCAAAATATAAGTAGGTTTGGTGTGGTTAAAATAGATAGTGGTGGAACAATTAATTCAACATTTAATGCTAATTTCACACCAGCAGGTTCTTTAGATTTCACAACTCAAATTAGTGGTGATAATATATATGTTGCGGGAACTAATGTATTCCTAGCAAAATTTGATAAGATAAGCGGATCAGGAATACAAACTTTAGGAACTACAGGTGGTTTTAACACTAGTTTGAATATGAGAACTCAATTTATGGATAGTATTAATGATCAATTATATGTTTCGGGTGATTTTACAACAGTTAGTGGTTTAACAAGACAAAGATTAACGAGGATTAATTTAAATACATTCACACCTGATTTAAGTTTAGATACATCTAATGGATTTAATGGTTTACCAAGAGTTGTATTACCACATCAAGGTAAAATATTATGTTTAGGTGATTTTACAACATACTCAGGGGTATCAAGAAACTTTATAACTAGAATTAATACTGATGGTTCTTTAGATGAAACTTTTCAGGTTGGATCTGGATTTGATAATACATTAATTTTTGCAAATCATCCTGTTGATATGGCGATAGATACTTTGGATAGAGTTGTTATTGTTGGTAGATTTACAACATACTCTGGAATACCTAGACAACATATTGTTAGATTAAACCCTGATGGGACATTAGATAATACATTTAATATCGGTGTTGGATTTAATGAGAGACCATACACCGTAGCAATTCAATCCGATAATAAAATATTGGTTGGTGGATTATTTACTGCATATTCTGGAGTAAGTAGAAATAGGTTAGTTAGATTAAATGTAGATGGTACTATTGATAATACTTTTAATATTGGTAGTGGTGTTGGTTCATTTAATACTACACTATACCCATCACCATCTGTCGATCAAATCCTCATACAATCAGACGGTAAAATATTACTTTTTAACGGAACTAGAAATCAAGTTCAAACATATAGTGCTTCTACTATACCCTGGATAACCACCATAAGATTAAATTCGGATGGTAGTATTGATAATACGTTTAATTCGGGACTTGGGTTTACTAAAGCAACATATAGAAATCAATTATCATTTAGATATTTAACAACAGCAAATACATTGACAACATTCTCAGATTTAAGTGCAAACCCTGGGAATGGTGGTAGATTAGCACTTTCATTTTTCACTAATTACCATAATAATGTTATTAATAGGGTATTTACTAAAGATGTTAACAATGTTTTAAGACAATACGATAATGGTTTATTAGTTAAGTCTTATACCTTTAATCCGGCAGATAATTTAAACTTACGAATGAGAACATTTAATATTCCAGGTAATTTAAACTCACTTCAAGTGTATAGTAAGGAATTATCTCAACAAGAAATATCTCAAAACTTTAATGTAATGAAATCACGTTTTAATTTATTATAATATGGGGGTAAATACAAGAATAAAACAAGATAACACATATTTAAATTATTTAACTAGGGTTATTAATGATGGTGGTTCATATGAGCCAGTACCATTATATCAATATAAAGAACAATATGATAAATTACAATTATTTAATCCAGTATTATTTCTATTCCCATCAGCACAAAAAAATAATAATTTATACACTGTAACACCTAATAATTTAACAGGATTTACAATGTCAAGAACTAGTACAGGGAATTATTTTAATAGAAATGGTAATCTACTAACTGCCCAAAATAATGAACCAAGATTATCTTATTTAGGATCAACAAGATTATTTCAGGGAGTTTTAATAGAACCATCCTCAACTAATAGGGTTTTAAATAATGTATCATATTCAGCGTCGTGGGATATATCCAACGTTCATCAAATAACGGATGATTTATTTTTATTTAATTCAGGTAAGAATTTAAAAGTCCTTACGAATGATTCCATTAGTTCTAATGCAACATCTATGTGTATTAGACAAGGGATAACAATATTTTCAGGTGTAAATAGTTTATCATTTTATGTAAAACAAACAACATCACACGGCTCTATTAGTGTATGGGGATTTGAATCGGTTGTTGGTAGTTATAGTGTTAATTTTGATGTTAACACTTTAACAGTGTCTAGAGTCCAAACAAGTGCGAGATATACAAATAGAATAGGTGGTGTAGTTCCTTTAGGTAATAATATTTTTTATTGTTATGAGATTTTCACATCAAGTGTTAGCGGATCCACATCATTAGGTTTTAGTCCCACAACCTCAGGTTCTCAAACTATGGTTGCGGGTCAAGAAATATCAATAAGTTGTATTCAATTGGAGGGTCAATACCCAACGTCTTTTATACCAACAACAGGAACAAATGTAACAAGATCGGTGGATTCTTTAAGTTCACCTATACTAAATTATAATACGAATCAGTGGTCAGTTTTTTTTGACATTGAATATTTATATGATTTTACAAAACCCGAAACTGCTGATGTTTCAGCCAATCCACTTATATGGTATTTTAGAAGATTAAATAACTCAGCCGTTAATTTTTGGAATCAAAACGCCCAACAAAATTTAGGTTCTTTTACCTTTTCACCTGCAAATAGTGTAAAAAGATTTAGGTGTATTATTTCTTTTAATGGTTCTACAATCAATACATTCATAAATGGGGTTAAAATCGGTGATCAAGTAACACCTACCAATCCAACACCATTCCAAAACTTTTTAAATACTAATACTTATAGATTAGTAACAACTAAAGGTAATTTAATGGGAATGTTTGACGGCCCACATACGATTAGAAATATGGTTATATACGATTATCAATTAAATGATGAGCAATCAATAAACTTAACAAGATTTTAATTATATGATATACGGAACACCGACAACAGTTACAAATGGATTAGTATTATATTTAGATGCAGCTAATTCTATTTCATATGTATCAGGTAGTACAATATGGAGAGATATTAGTGGTAATAATAATAATGGTACGTTAACTAATGGACCAACATTTAATAGTAATAATGTGGGGAGTATTGTGTTTGATGGGGTGAATGATCGTATAGATCTTCCAAATGCAACATCTTTATGGACTTCAAATTTCACTATTAATTTTTATATAAAAAGCAACCTACTTGGAAACCAATTTATATTCTCTAATGGAAGCTATGGGTCAGCTGCCACTAATATTTGGTTTAATGGCGGAGCGTTAAATCAGTTTAGTGTACATCTTCGTAGAACTGATGGGACTGGAGCTGTAGGGTATATTTTTACTCTACCAGCATTATATAATATTTTAGGTTACTACTCAATAGTTTATAACGTAGGAGATAATACATTAAAACTACACCAAAATTCAAGTTTAGTGGAAAGTAAAAATACATCATTAGTAGACCCATCGTGGATGCCAAATGGTTGGAGGATAGGAAATTCTGATGGATGGACTAGTGTTAATGGTAACATATATAATTTCTCAATATACAACCGAGCACTCTCACAACAAGAAATAACACAAAACTATAACGCAACAAAATCTCGTTTTAATCTATCATAATTTTAAAACAAGCCATATTTATATAAAAAATAATAACATATGGCAGTACAAGTAACAGGATTATTTCAAAATCCAGCAACAGGTTTGATTTACCAATCACCTTTATTAACATTAGTACCTCATTTAGAATATGCGGGTATTATTAATATGGATGTTCACATTGAAGGTAATGGAACAGTCCCTTATTCAAATGTAGATAGAACTACATTAACTTACAATACGGAAATTACTGATCCGTATAATCAATTAATTGATGCGTTGGAAACAATGGTTATTAACAACCTTAAAGACGCTAACGAAATTAATCAAGGATCAACATTTGAAAAGACAGTTTCATTCCTAACAGAAATAAATGAGGGAGAAAATCCATTTTCAAATGAGGAAGATAACTAGAATTGTATTTCATTGTACAGGTGGTGCTCAATCCCAAACATTACAATCAATCCAAAATCATTGGAGGAATGTGATGGGATGGAACTCGCCAGGTTATCACCATCTTATTATGCCTGATGGTACAATTCATAACTTACAACCAATTGAAAGACCATCAAATGGTGCCGCTGGTTTTAACGCCAATAGCATTCATATTTCATATGTTGGTGGTGTAGATTCCAATGGAAGAATATCTGATAACAGAACACCTCAACAAAGGGAAGAAATGAAAAAATTGGCTATAAGATATTATCAATTATATCCAAATGCTGATTTTATTGGTCATAGGGATTTATCGCCTGATAAGAATAGAGATGGTGTAATAAGTCAAAATGAGTGGGTTAAAGCATGTCCATCATTCTCAGTTAAACAATGGTTAATTGATGAAAATATAATGGTAAATGTAAAACAACCAATTGTTAAGAAATCAATTAATACGAATGGTGGTAGTTTAAATATACGTTCAACCCCATTAATAGGTAATAATATAATTGGAACAATTCCTAATGGAATATCTGTAATAGTGTTGGGTGTATCAGGTACATTTACTCAAGTTCAGGTAAATGATAAATTAATTGGATATGTGTCTAGTCAATTTATAAATTAGGGTTTTAAACTTTCAATTTTAAGGTATTTATGATTAACAACCTCATTAGCTAATTTAATGGGATTTTAAACTTATATGAGAATAGAAAATGGTAATTTAAACGTAAACGGAACAACTAAAATTAATCAGTTGTTTGACTATGTTAATTCATCGGGAATAACAGGTCAAGTATTAACATCTGTTCCAAGTGGTGTTCAATGGAGTAATGTGGACGCTGTAATAACTGGTAGTACAACAGGTAAACTAAATATATCTGATTTTAATTCATTTACAGCATCAACTTTACCGAGCACATATTTTAGACAAAGTGGGAATACATTTGGTGTAACAGCTATATTAGGTACTAATGATAGTCAGGCTTTAAGTTTAATAACTTCAGGAACTTCTAGATTACTTATAACAAACACAGGAAGTGTTTCAGTACCAGGTACAATTAATGGATTATTAATTAGTAGAGGAAATGGTAATGTAGATACTAATATATCAATTGGAGCTACAACTAATTTTAGTAGTTCAGCAACTGGTACACATAATTTTGCTGCTGGAAATTTAGCTTTATCTAAACTCACATCCGGAAACCATAACACAGCATTAGGTTTAAATGCTTTAAGTAATAATACAACCGGAAACCATAACACAGCAATTGGACAAGCTACTTTATTTACTAACACATCCGGAAACCATAACACAGCATTAGGTTTAAATGCTTTACGACTTAATACAACCGGAGCTTATAACACAGCGATTGGAAATGGATCTTTAGAAAATAACGACACCGGAGTTCATAACACATCAATTGGAAGTCAAGCTTTACGATATAACACAACCGGAGGTAATAATACTGCAATTGGAAATCAAGCTTTACGATCTAATACAACAGGTAACAATAATACTGCAATTGGTCTTGCTTCTTTATTTACTAACGACACCGGAAACCATAACACAGCAATTGGATATTATTCATTACGATATAACACAACCGGAGGTAATAACACAGCAATCGGTTTTAGATCTTTAAAAAATAACACAGCCGGAAATTATAACACAGCAATTGGATATAGATCTTTAGAAAATAACGACACCGGAACCCATAACACCGCAATTGGAAAATATGCTTTACAAAGTAATACTACAGGCTATAATAATACAGCAATAGGAAATGCTGCTTTACGTTCTAACACAGCCGGAAATTATAACACAGCATTTGGTTTTCAAGCTTTATTTACTAACGACACCGGAAACCATAACACAGCAATTGGAAAATATGCTTTACGACTTAATACAACCGGAGCTTATAACACCGCAATTGGAAAATATGCTTTACAAAGTAATACTACAGGCTATAATAATACAGCAATAGGAAATGCTGCTTTACAAAGTAATACTATAGGTACACATAATACCGCAATAGGTCTTAATACTTTACGATATAACACAACCGGAGGTAATAACATAGCAATTGGATATAGATCTTTAGAAAATAACGACACCGGAGTTCTTAACACAGCAATAGGACAAAATGCTTTACGATATAACACAACCGGTGTAAGTAACGCAGCAATTGGAAATCAAGCTTTACGATCTAATACAACAGGTAACGATAATACAGCAATTGGAAATGAATCTTTACAAGCTAATACAACCGGAAACCATAACACAGCAATTGGACAAGCTACTTTATTTACTAACACATCCGGAAACCATAACACAGCATTAGGTTTAAATGCTTTACGACTTAATACAACAGGTTCTAATAACATAGCAATTGGAAATGAATCTTTATATTCTAATACAACAGGTACTAGTAATACCGCAATAGGTCTTAATACTTTACGAGCTAATACAACCGGAGGATATAACACAGCAATAGGTAGAGAAGCTTTAAGATATAACACAACCGGATCATCTAACACAGCAATTGGATACAATGCAGGAAGATTTATAGCGGATGGCTCAACAGCAAATGCAATAACTGATAACTCAATATTCATAGGAAGAAATACTAGAGTATTAGCAAATAATCAAACAAACCAAATTGTAATTGGTGATAGTGCTATAGGATTAGGAAGTAACACAGTAGTATTAGGAGATACTAATATAACTACAACAGCACTAAGAGGTAATGTAGGTATAGGAACATCAACCCCTTCACAAAGATTAGACGTTAATGGTGATGTTAGAATTAGAGGTGATATATTTGATAGTACAAATACTAGTGGTACAACAGGACAAGTTCTTACTAGTACTCCAAGTGGTATTCAATGGAGTAATGTAGATGCTGTAATAACTGGTAGTACAACAGATAAACTAAATATATCTGATTTTAATTCATTTACAGCTAATACTTTACCGAGCACATATTTTAGACAAAGTGGAAATACTTTTGGTGTAACAGCTTTATTAGGAACTAATGATAATCAAGACTTAGCTTTTGAGACGAATGGAACTGTTAGAATGTCTGTTTTAAGTGGTGGTAATGTAGGTATAGGTACTAATAATCCATCCACTAAATTGAATGTTAAAGGGGATTCTGGTGACATAATAAGATTTGAGGATACAGGGGGTGTTGCAGGGGTACTTGGAGCAACAGGTAGTGGTATAAATAGGATGTATCTAGGATACGGTGCTGAACATTTAAGTATCTTTTCTAGTGGTAATATAGGTATAGGAACAACATCTCCAACTTCAAGACTTCAAGTTAAAGGGGGTGGTTCCACATCATCCACAACAGGATTAAGGGTTGAAGATAGTAACGGAATATCATCTTTGGTTATTAGAGATGATAGAAGAATAGGTATGGGTGTTGATAACCCTAGCACTCAATTACATATTAGTGGAACTTCATTAAGTAACCCATTATTGATAAACACAAGTGGTGGTACAACTGGTTTAGTAGTTAATAATAGTGGTAATGTAGGTATAGGAACAACATCGCCATCACACTTATTGGATGTACATGGGAATGCTAGGGTAATGGGTAATGGTTTAAATACTTATTTTAGAATACAATCAGACGCATCAAACAGAGAATCCAGAATATTATTTATTAATCACGCTCAAAGATTTAATGTTGGAATACCTGCCAATACTAATAATTTTTCAATACAAAGTTCTAATGGTGGAACACCAACATCAATAGGTGTGGATTTTAACACAGGTAATGTGGGTGTTGGTATATCAGATCCAAGTGCCCAATTACATATTAGTGGATTATCATCATCATCGTTATTACAGGTTGGATCACCATCTAATTCAAATCTACTGGTTATTAGTGGTTCTAATAATATTGGTATTGCAATGCCACCATCTAATATTTCAACTTTAAGTATTAGGGCTTTGTCTTCGGCTGGTGGTAATTTCTCTCAAAGATGGTTTGAGCCTGATGGGGTGACTGAAGTTGCTAGAGTGAGAAACTCATCCTCTGTAGGTTTTGAAGTTTCTAGATTAGGTAATATTGGTACCTCTAACTTGCTTTTAGTAGGTAATCCAGGTATTATAATAAATCACGGTAATGGTAATAATGGTAGTATTACTTTAGGTGATACAACATCAACTGATTTTACCGTACCATTAGGAAGTGGTAATATAACTAATGTAGCCATATCAAGACCATTCAATCTTATTTCGGGTTCAAGTAATAATAATTTAACAGGTTTATTAATAAATAATATTGTTAATTCAACCGGGTCTACTAATACAACATATAAAGCACTACATATAAGACCAACAGTACACCCTTCGGTATCTTTATATAATTCAATCGAAACCGAATCGGGTAATGTAATATTTAATGGTGGTAACGTTGGACTTGGTGTGACAACACCATTAGCGGAATTACATATTAGTGGAACATCGGCATTTAATCCATTATTAATTAATACTAGTGGTGGAACAACTGGTTTAGTGGTTAATAATACAGGTAATGTAGGTGTTGGTACTAATACTCCAGTACAAAATCTTGAAGTAATAGGAACAAGTTACTTTAGTGGAAGAATGGGGATAGGAGCATCTTATCCTAGTAACTCAGTTGGTCTTGCAGTCACAAGTCAAATTACAGGAAGTGTTATTGCTTATGGAATAGCCCAAAGAGGATACGTGCAGAATGATGTTACATTATATGCTGGCGGTATTCAAAGTCAACTTAATAAAACAGGTGCAGGAACTTTACCTGCATATTATAATTTCTTAGTAAATGGTGGTGGGTCTATTGCTGGTTCAGTTACTAGTCAGATGGGTTATACTGTGTTATCTAACTTTACTGAGGCCACAAACAACTATGGATTTTACGGAGATTTAGCTTCCGCAACAGGAGTTTGGAACCTTTATATGAATGGTACTGCTGATAATTATTTAGCTGGAAGATTAGGTATAGGAACAACATCTCCAACAGCTCGTTTACAAGTTAAAGGTGCTGGTGCTACATCATCCACAACAGGATTAAGGGTTGAAGATAGTAACGGAATATCATCTTTGGTTATTAGAGATGATAGAACAATAGGTGTTGGTATTGATAACCCAAGTGCTCAGTTCCATATTTCCGGTAATACATCATCAAGTAATCCATTATTAGTTAATACTAGTGGCGGTACTGTTGCGTTATCTGTTAATAATTTAGGTAATGTTGGTATAGGTACTAGTACTCCTAGTGCTAGATTTCAAGTTAGAGGTTTAGGTGATAGCTCAATTTGGATAACTAGTGAGGATTTTAATGCAGGTACAAATACAGGTACAGTAGTTAGATTAGGAACTACAAACTCAACAGGTAATAGCGCTGGAACGATTGATGTACTAAACTCAGGTATTTCTGGATTAAGCGGAAACTTAACATTAGCTAGGTTCGGTGGTAATGTAGGTATAGGAACATCAACACCAGCATTTACATTAGACGTTAATGGAACAGCAAGAGCTACAACATTATTAGAAACATCATCCGAAAGATATAAAATAAATATTATACCATTACCAAGTCAATTAGATACCATTAATAAATTAAACCCTGTTACATTTAATTGGAAAGATGAAACAAAAGGAAATGGGATACAATATGGTTTAATCGCTGAAGAAGTACTAAACATAATACCTGATGCGGTTGAAACCAATGATGATGGAACAGCTGAAGCTATTTCATATACAAAATTAGTTCCAATTTTAATAAAAGCCGTTCAAGAACTTCAAATGGAGGTAAATGAACTAAAAGAAAAATTAAATAAATAAAAGATTTGTATTTATAGTTATATATGGCACAATTAAGATCGACTTTAATAACAGGCTCAACCCATGAAAATCTATTAAATATTAATTCACCTATTCTATCTAACATATTAACAGTTAGTGGATCAGGTGTTGTTAATATTAACGGTTTTTTCAAAACAAATTATATTTATGATATAACTAATACGACAGGTTCTACAGGTCAAGTATTATCAACAACAAATGCTGGGGTACAATGGGTGACAGCATCTTCTCCAGGTGGTGGAGGTGGTGAAGGTATATTCACATCAGGAACTACACTTGGTTCATCATTAAGAAAAGATAGTGGTAACATAGTTAGTGGACAATATTCAAGTGTTTTAGGTGGTAGAACTAATACAGTGTCAAGTCCCTGTTCATCCATCGTTGGTGGTTTTAGTAATTTAATATCTGGTGGAACATCATTTATAGGTGGTGGTTGTGGAAATACCGCCAATGGGGATTGTTCGTTTATCGGTGGTGGTTTATTTAATACAGCATTAGGTTATCGTTCAGCTTTGGTTGGTGGTTTTAATAATACATCATTAGGATTTCACTCATTTGTTGGTGGTGGTAGTTCCAATACCGCTTCTAGTTATGCATCATTTATTGGTGGTGGTTATTTTAATACATCGTCTGGTTTATATTCATTTATTGGTGGTGGTTTTACTAATACAGTGTCAAGTCCCTGTTCATCCATCGTTGGTGGTTTTAGTAATTTAGTAACAGGTTCAACATCATTTATAGGTGGTGGTTCTTGTAATACAGCTTCAGGTAATATTTCAACCGTATCGGGAGGATATCGTAATACAGGGTCAGGTAATGGTTCATTTGTTGGTAGTGGTTTTTTTAATACATCTTCAGGGTTATCTTCATTTATTGGTGGTGGTGATTTTAATTTGGTTTCAGGTAATTACTCAACAATTGGTGGTGGACTTTGTAATAGGACAACATTTAATTACTCAACAATTGGTGGTGGTAGAGATAATATTTTAGATGGTTATGATAGTTTAATAAATGGTGGTGTTGGTAATTATATATTAAATAAGAAATCGTCTATTGGCGGTGGTTTAATGAATATTATTGCCTCAGCAACAACATTTTCAGCGTATTGGGATAATACATATTTAAATATCAATACCGATGTGTCAGCCCAATTTACTTCAGGTGATGATATAAGAGTGTTTAATTTTATAGATGACACACATTTTGTAACAACAGTTTCAAATTCATATTTTAATATAGGTAATGGTTGTACAGAACTAACATTAAATACCCCAATTGGTACTAATAGTAATGCGATATTATTTAATAAATCAACTTCAAGTGTTAGTGGCTGTTATAATGTAATAGGAGGTGGACAAAATAATATATCATACGCTGATTTTTCAACAATTGGTGGTGGATGTAATAATTTAGCTTCAGGGTTTAATTCAGTAATTGCCGGTGGTGGAAATAATAGGACGACATTTAATTACACAACTATCGGTGGTGGTTTTAGAAATACGGTATCCGGTAACTATTCAACAATAGTTGGTGGTAGAAATAATTCGGCATCAGGTAATTGTTCATTTGTAGGTGGTGGTGCTCAAAATACGGCTTCATCAGGATCAACCGTATCTGGTGGTATTTGTAATAGAGCAACAAACACTAGTTCATTTATCGGTGGAGGTGAACTTAATTTAGCGACTGGAAATACATCAATTATTGTTGGTGGTTTAAGTAATACAACCTCAGGTAATTGTTCAATTATAGTAGGTGGTGTTGGTAACTTATCACTTGGTGATCGTTCATTTATTGGTGGTGGTGCTCAAAATACGGCTTTTAATAGTTCATTTATTGGTGGTGGAAACGGTAACACAGCTTCAGGTAATCATTCAATTGTTTCCGGTGGTAATACCAATACAGCTTCAGGTGAGTGTTCAACCGTATCGGGAGGATATCGTAGTATAACATTTGGTAGTTTTTCATTCGTAGGTGGTGGATTTTGTAATACAGCATCCGGAATTGAATCGGTTGTGGTTGGAGGTGATATAAATAGAGTGTCAGGTATTAACTCATTTATTGGTGGTGGTATTAATAATTTAGTAACTGGAGGAACATCAGTAATTGTAGGCGGTTCAGGTAATACGATTTCCAACACATTCTCTGTTATAGTTGGTGGTTGTAATAATTTAGCTTCAGGAACTTGTTCATTTGTTGGTGGTGGATTTAATAATAGAGCTACTAATAATCTTTCTTTTGTAGGTGGTGGGTGTTGTAATACCGCTTCAGCATCTTTATCTATTGTTGTTGGTGGTAGAAGAAATACCGCTTCTGGTTATGCATCATTTATTGGTAGTGGTGGTTTTAATGTAACGTCAGGTAATCAATCATCAGTAGGTGGGGGTTGTTCTAATACATTAATCGGTGGTTGTTCAACCATAGGTGGTGGACTTTGTAATATAGTATCTGGAGCCTCATCATCTATTTTTGGTGGTGAAAATAATAGGGCAAATGGGAATTTTTCATCTATTAATGGTGGTAGATTTAATTTGGTTACATCAGGATCAACAGTTTCTGGTGGTATTCGTAATACGGCTTCAGGAATTTGTTCAACCGTATCGGGAGGATATTGTAATATAACGTCTGGTAGTTTTTCATTCGTAGGTGGTGGATTTTGTAATACAACGTCTGGCATTGAATCGGTTGTGGTTGGAGGTGATTTAAATAGAGTGTCAGGTATTAACTCATTTATTGGTGGTGGTATTAATAATTTAGTAACTGGATCTACATCATCTATTGTAGGTGGTTCAGGTAATACGATTGGTTCTAAATTTTCATTTATTGGGGGTGGTGAAAGAAATACTACTTTATTTGATAATACTTTTATATTGGGTTCAAATATTTCAGCTACAACTAGTAATACAATTTTCACTGAATCAGTAAACGTATTGGCCGCAAAATGTCTACCTGGTAATCAAGAAACAGCTATATTAGTAAGGGGGTGTGGAACTATTGGCGGTTCGGATTATTTAGATTTTATGAGAGGTGAAAATACCGCAGTTGGTGCCACTAATAATAAAAAAACATTTAGAATAAACAATACCGGTGCCGTTGAAATTATAGATAACACATATACTAACGTAATATTAAATCTTACAGATGCTGGTGTTTTAAGTACACCTGGTGGTGGAACTTCTGATATTAGAACCAAAACAAATATAGAATATATTGACGATGATTATACACCATTTATAAATAAATTAAAACCAGTGAGATTTGAGTTTAATGGTAATATTGGTGTTAAAAGGCATGGTTTTATCGCACAAGATGTTTTACAAATAAAACCTGATTTAGTTTTAGGTGATGGTGATAATGAAAAAGGAACATACGGTTTAGATTATGACGGTATATTATCTTTAACGGTTAAAGCGTTACAAGAGGCTAATAGTAAAATAAAAAGTTTAGAAGAAGAAATTATTAATATAAAATCTTTATTAAATAAATAATTATTCTTATTATTAACCATATGACAAAACAAATATTTTTTAACGCATCAATGCCAAGAGCAGGTTCTACATTAATTCAAAATATACTAATGCAGAATCCAGAAATTTATTCAACACCAACATCAGGAGTAATAGAATTTCTTTTGAACGCTAGAACAATTTACACCACAGGAGATGCTTTCAAAGCACAAGATCCGGAAGTAATGAAACAAGGTTTTAAAGGATTTTGTAAGGCAGGAATTCACGGATTTTTTAATAACATAACAGATCGACCTTATATTATGGAAAAAAGTAGAGGTTGGTTAGGTCATTACGATTTTATTAAATTTTTTAACGATGATGTTAAAATGATTTGTATGGTTCGTGATTTAAGAGCTATCTTCGCTTCTATGGAAAAAAATATGAGAAAAAATCCAGATAAGGATTCAATGATTATTAATAATGTAGAATTAAAAAATATGACTACTAAATCAAGAATAGATCATTTTTCAGTTGCTCCTCCTATAGGTCCTTCGGTAGAATGGTTAAATGAAGTCATACATCAAGGGTTAGATCAAAAAATATTGTTTATTCGTTTTGAAGATTTAACAACAAATCCTGAAATAGAACTTAAAAAAATTTATAATTATTTAGAAATACCGCACTATTTACATAACTTTAATAATATTGAGCAATTAACTCAAGAAAATGATGTTATTCATGGTATGTTTGGTAATCATAACATTCAACCAACATTAAAACCATTAGTTGATGATTTTGTAGAAGTATTAGGAGAAGAAGAATGTGAAAGATTAAAAAATCATTATTACTGGTACTTTAAAAAATTCAATTACGTATAATTTAAAATAACAAAAAACAAAATGGAAACACCAAAATTTCAATTAGAAAAAAAAACCGAAGAACAAGTTAAGAACTCAATCAACGCAACATTTGATTCAGTAAACTTAATTAATTCAATTACATCTGAACCATTTGACGTAAAAAAAGAAAAAACCGTTAAATCTAATATAGAGCATTTATCTTTAATGTTATCAAAAGATTGGTTCGCAGCAGGATTAACAAAAGAACAAAAATCACAAATAGAAGCTTGTATTGTTGCCGGTAATGATTATAAAGCATAATAATATTTAAATAAATCAAATCTTTATTTAATAAATAATTATTCTTACTATTACCATATGACAAAAATTATATGGTTAATCGGACAAGCAGGACACGGTAAAACTGTTTTGGCTAAATTATTAGAAAAACACATTGATATTACAGTAAGTAATAATGTATTTCATATTGATGGTGATGATCTTAGAAATCTTACAATAAATAAAGATTATTCAAAAGCTGGAAGAGAGCAAAATATTAGAAATGCTCAAGTAATTGCCAAATACTTACAAAATAAAGGTTATCACGTTGTGGTATCTCTTATGACACCTTATAGAGATATTAGAGAAGAGTTTAAGAAAAATACGGAAAATGTTTTTGAAGTATATGTTCATACAACAGAAATAAGAGGTAGAGAACAATTCCACGTTGAAGATTTTCAGAAACCTGTATCAAATTATTTAGATATGAATACAACAAATATTACACCAGAAGAATGTGTAAAGGAGATTATAGAATATGTCGGATTGGTATAAAAAAGTACACGTTCAGTCATCATTAGAACGTAAAGAAGGACAACACGCAATGTTTATTGGTAGATGGCAACCATTACATAAAGGACATCAAGAATTATTTCAACAAGCAATGAATGAGGGTAAGAATATTCTAATCTGTATTAGAGATATTAAACCCGATGAAAAAAATCCATATTCAGCTGAAGAAGTAAAAACAAATATCTTAAACTATTATTCAAATGAAGTATCAGAAGGTAAAGTAAAAGTAATGGTAATACCTGATATTTGTTCAGTTGAGTTTGGTAGGGGTGTTGGATATGATATTATTGAACATTTACCACCATTGGATATTGCAAATATTTCAGCAACAAAAATAAGAGAACAATTAAGAACTGAGGGTAAATTGTAATGAAAACTTATAAAATTAGATTTAATACCACATCAATAACAGAAAATAATAGATGGAGGTTGGTTGATGAAAATGGTATGGAAACATTGGTTTCAGATATTTTTGTTGATGGTGAAGTTTATACAACAAAAGACCATATGGATGGTTTAGGGTATAAATGGCACATTACTTGTAAAGGTAATTGTGTTATTAAAGATAATATTGCCCATATTACAACACCACCGAAGGAATCTGCTTTCAAAAGACACTTATTAAAAACTATTTCATATAGATTTTTAGGAACTTTAACAACAGTAGTGGTGGCTTATACTTTAGGAGTACCAATAGCTATGGCTTCTATGTTAGGTGTTGGTGAGTTGGTATTAAAACCAATATTATATTTTTTACACGAAAGAGTTTGGTATAAATATATAAAAATAAAATAATTATAAATCATTTGTGTGATTTAAAAAGGTAATTAATATCGTATTGTCTTTAAATAAACATTTCATAAAGTTAAGTATTTATGATAAATGAATGAGGCAATACAGAAAGATAGATTATTATCAAAAAATTTATATTTAAATAGGTTTATAAAAAAATCTAATAAACCTAAAACCGAACCGAAGCTTAACGGTGAAAAGTTAGTTAATCTTAGAAATCTTATAAAAAATATAGACTATACCGATATTCTTTTTCAAGAAGGTGAGTTATATGGTAATGATCAATTCTATAATGTAGAAATAGATAGTTATGAAATAAATACATTATTGACTTACGCTAAAAATTATTCATATATAAATAAAATTGCTGGTGAAAAAGTAAATCCCAACAAATTTGATATTAATATTAGTGTGGGTAAAAAAGATTTTAATAGGGTTCACTTCCATAAATCATTACCCATATTACTGAGAGGTATTGGGTTTGGGTATAAAATATACAAAGCTTTAGCTTTTAAGTTAGGGTTTTTATCTTCGGATAATACAGCTTCATTCGCAGCTCAATCGGTATGGTATCATTTAATACAAGACCCCGATTTCAATTATATATTACATAAGAATTTTGTTTTCATAATAAAACGTAATTTACCTTTAGATGAAAAAATGAATGTTGTATTATCTTATATTAAGGAATACGATTGGTTATTTGAGGATGAGAGTGAGTTTGATATTGATGATGAATTAATTCAAGAGTTAGAAGAATATGGCAATTCCTAAAAAAAATGTAAATGTTATTAGTCAAAAAGAATTAAACTCTGAAAGGGTTCATTTGGTTAATCGTATTAGGGAAAATGAAAGTTTTCTACCTAAAGGAATATTGCATGAAGATTTGGATAGGGGATTTGTTGATTTCGTTAATAATGATTTAAAATTAAATATTGACGGTAATGGAGTTCCTGTTTTATTTATTTCGTTACAGAATTGGAATGAGTTTACTAAGACTTGGCAATTTGCTGATAAATATAAGAATATTCAAATGCCGTTTATAACAATTGTAAGGAGCACAAATATTAATTTAAATGAACAGATGAAATATAATATTCCTTACCTTTTCAAGAAAGATTTATTAAAAGTTCCAGTATGGAATGGTAATAGAAATGGATATGATATATATGAAATACCACAACCTGTTAGGGTGAATATAAGTTATGATGTAACAATATTTTCTTCAAGAATGAAGGAACTGAATAGATATAATAAGATTATGTTAACTAAGTTTTCATCCAATCAGGCTTATACAACAATAAATGGGCATTATATTCCGATAAAATTAGATGGTGTGTCTAGTGATAATCAAGTGGATATTATGAGTAAGAAGTTTTATAAGCAAAATTACAAATTAGTTGAAGAGGGATTATTGTTAGATGAAAATAATTTTGTAATAAAACCTGCGGTTGATAGAACGATATTAGGTTTCAATGTAAATGGGTCTTTGAAGGATTAACTTGGACTAAATTAAACTAAAAACTATATATTTATTGTTAATGGCTATACCTAAAAAAAATATAGAAGTTAAATTAAAAAAACAACTTAGCTCTGAAAGAGTTTCACTAATTGAAAGGATAAGACAAAACGAAAGTTTTCTACCTAAAGGAGTTCTTCACGAAGATTTAGATAGGGGGTTTGTTGATTTCACAAATAAAAAACTAACCTTAAATGTTGATGGGAAAGAAGTACCTGTTTTATTTTTATCCATTCAGAATTGGAATGAGTTTACTAAGACTTGGCAATTTGCTGATAAATATAAGAATGTTCAAATGCCATTTATAACCATTGTTAGAAATACAGATGTTGTATTGTCTGATAATATGAAATATAATATCCCTTATTTGTATAAAAAACCCATTTTAAAAGTTCCAGTATGGAATGGTAATAGAAATGGGTATGATATATATGAAATACCACAACCTATTCACGTTGATGTAAAATATGACGTTAGATTATTTTCAACCAGATTAAGGGAATTAAATGAGTTTAATAAAATTGTATTAACCGAATTTTCATCAAATCAAGCCTATACCGATGTAAATGGACATTATATTCCAATAACATTAGAAAGTGTGGATGATGAACACGAAATAAGTGATATAAATAAGAAAAGATTTTACGTTCAGAAATATAATTTTAATTTACACGGATTTCTTTTAGACGAAGAAGAGTTTGTTATAAAACCAGCAGTTAGTAGAGTATTAACAAATTATAAATTTCTAGGACAAAGAAAAACAAAAAAAACACAAAATGTAAGTGTAAACAGATTTAATGATGGACACTTAGAAATATTCATTGATTTTTTCGTGGATTCTCCCCTGAATGTATCGTTTGTGGTTGATGGCGAATATACGATAAATGGTATAGTTTCAGACAATACAAATTTTTATGAAATAAAAAAGAATAACGTAGCAGTAAGCCCAACATTTAATTTAGTTCAAGGTGATATTGTGGAAATTATAGTTTCACAAACTAATTCAAATATAAATAGTTCTGTTACTTTATTGGGTACATATAATGCTAATTTAGGAGCTGAAAACTTTATAAGTGATGTAGATACATCATTAGTTGGTTATTTCTTTGAAAAGAAAACAATATATGAGTTATTATATGAACCAGGTACGACAGAATTAAGTTTTACTAATATATATCCAGGCGTATTAAAAGAAGTAACAAATGTTAAGAGTGATATAACATCATATAGCGTTTATAAAAATAACAATTTAGTAACTTTACCGGTATCGGTAGATGCTAATGATACAATAAAAGTAACAATAATAAGATCAGATTTATTACAACCTAGTAATTTAAACATTATTCAAATATTTAATAATAGTATAATAACGATAAATGGATAATGAATAATACGTTTAAACAAAATATTAGTGTTTTACCAAGTAAATTTGTAATAATTAGTGGTGTTACATTTCCAGATGGTAATGAAATACCTTTAGGTGTCCCATTATCAGGTAATTTTAATGGATATGTTACAGGTTGGACATCCGATGTATTTGTTACAGACGCAATTGATCAACTTAATAAGAAATTATTAACATTAACCTCAGCAACCGCAACAAAGTCTGTATTATTATTTAATTCAACCACAGATTGGGGATTACCTATCAATGGTTATTATTCAATATCTTATTTATCGTCATCACATAAAAAAGGATTATACCCTTTATATATTTTAGAAGAACTAACTAATAATAGCTATGATGCTGTTATACCTGACAATATAAATATTAATTTATCAGGTGATGTAATATTTAGAGTAATTGAAATTCCTGATGGTAGATTTTCAGGAAGAATTATAGTTACTTAATCACATTTCTAAAATATATAACTATTTATTATAAATAAAATATCAAAAATATAAAAAAATAAATTATGGCAGAACAAATAAACGTATCACCTGGTGTATATACTAGTGAAGTTGAATTAACATTTGCAGCTCAGAGCTTAGGTGTCAGTTCATTAGGTATAGTAGGTGAGGCACAAAGAGGACCGGCGTTTGAACCAATTCTTGTAAAAAATTACGATGAATTCACTACTTACTTTGGTGGTGCAAATCCTGAAAAATTCTCAGGTACACAAATCTTAAAATATGAAGGTAATTACATTGCTAGAGAATATCTTTCTCAAGCAAGTCAAATGTATATGACTAGAGTATTGGGTTTAAGTGGTTATGATGCAGGAACTGCATGGTCTATTAGTACAATTGCACAACCTGATATTTCAACAATATCATTAGCAAGTCCAGCAAATATTTACGCACCATTCTTATTAACAACTGGTGGTACATTAACATTTACATACCCATCATTTTTATCACCATATCAAAATGTGATATCTGCAACAACTAATCAATTCTTTAGTTCAGTTGTTAGTTTATATACTTCAAGAATAGGAGCTTTATCTGCATCAACAATATCATATAGATATGGTGATTTAACATCAACAGCAATAAATACAATTACAGGTATTACAACAACCTCAATGACTGATGTTTTAGGAAGTAATACTAATGATACTACTTGGCTTAATGATTTATTTTTATCAACAGGAGTAAATACATTTTCTGGTATTACTTATGGTGTATTTGTAACAGGTTTAACATTAAATCCGGGTGGTGTGTATAGTGGTACAACTAATTTCATTAACTGTAACGCATCAGTTGCTGGTTATAGTGGTTGGGATAATTTAGTAGTTGCTACATTAAGAAGTGACGCTAATTGGAGTAATAATACTTTAAACTTTGTAACATCAAATCCATTTATGGTACCAATTGATGATATAACTGAAAACGCTAAAGGTGGTTTTAGAATTACAGGAACAAGTTCAACAGGAGCTTACTCATATACAGTTAGTATGGATGATACTAAGAGAGAATACTTACCACTTGTATTAGGTAAACAACCAAAAGAAAAACAAAGTACTTTGTTTGTTGAAGAAATCTATCCTGAGTTATTAGACTATGGTTATTTGAAAGGTTATATTAGAGGTTTGAAAACAACTTTAACAACTAACTCTTCAACATCAGGTGTAAATATGACTAACTATAAGGAACAATGGTCTACACCAGCAACACCTTATTTTGTATCAGAATTAAGAGGTAATAACGTATTCAAATTATTTAGAGTTATTACAATTTCTGATGGTAATGCGGCAAATGCGTTAGTAAAAATATCAATCCAAAATATTAATTTAGATAGAAAAGAGTTTGATTTAATCGTTAGAGATTTTAATGATACAGATGCTAATCCAGTTATTTTAGAAAAATATGTAAGATGTTCAATGGATGAAAGTCAATTAACTTACGTTGGTAAAAAAGTTGGTACTATTGATGGTAAATACGATTTGAAATCTAAATACATTATGATTGAATTTGCAATAGACGCTCCATCAAATGCGGTTCCAGCAGGTTTTATGGGTTATACTATTAGAAGTTATGGTTCAGGGGTAGCTAGTCCTAAAATTCAATACAAAACTAAATACTTTACAGCAGGTGAACAAATTACTAATCCACCAGCAGGTATTTCACCAATAATTTCAAGTGGTGATAATATTAGAAAATCTTTTTTAGGTATTTCAGATAGTAATTTCTGGGGTTATGATGGTGATTTCTTCCAATACAAAGGAAATGTTGCTTCAACAGTTAATAGTAATGGTTTCCATATGGATTCAGGAGCTACAAACGCATCTATCGGTGGTGTTTCAGGAATTACCACATTTGATGTAGGTGTTGCACCATTCCAAAGTGAAGTTGGTACAGCAGGAACACCATATTCTAGTTTATTAAGTAGAAAGTTCACAGTAGCACCTTATGGTGGTTATGATGGATGGGATATTTATAGACCATATAGAACTAATGGTGATAGTTATAGAATTGGACAAACCACTTATACTAACGAAGGATTTAGTGCTCTTGGTAATTCTGACTACTACGCTTACAAAGCAGGTATTGATAAATACTCAAACCCTGAAGATGCCGATATTAACGTATTAGTAACTCCTGGTATTGATGTTGAAAGTAACTCATCTCTTGTAGAATATACAATTGATATGGTAGAAAATGATAGAGCTGATAGTATTTACATACCGACTATTCCAGATATTAATATGTTTGCGACAGATTCTGCTGACACTAATAATTGGAAATCACCACAAGAAGTTGTTGATTTAATAGATGAGGTTGGTATCGATTCTAACTATACCGCAGTTTACTACCCATTCGTTCTTTATAACGATACTGAAAATAATTCTAAAGTATGGATGCCACCAACAGCGGAAGTTGTAAGAAACTTAGCTTTAACTGACAACATATCTTATGAGTGGTTTGCTATAGCGGGTACTGAAAGAGGTTTAGTGGTATCAAAACCAAGAAGAAAACTTTCTCAAACTGATAGAGATACATTATATCCTGGTAGAGTTAATCCAATCGCAACTTTTAGAGGTGTTGGACCGGTTATTTGGGGTAATAGAAACTTACAAATCAGAGACTCTGTTCTTGATAGATTAAATATCAGAAGATTGTTACTACAAACAAGAAAACTTATCGCAGCAGTTGGTTTAAGATTATTATTCCAACCAAACGATCAACAAGTTAGAAATGACTTTTTGAACTTAGTAAATCCAATCTTAGATGGTATCAGAAGAGAAAGAGGTTTAACAGATTTCAGAGTTAAGTTAAGTAACGCACCTGAAGATATTGATAATAATCAATTAAATGGTCAAATCTTCTTAAAGCCTACATCAACTCTTGAAGAGATTAATTTACAATTTGTTATCACTCCTCAAGGAGCTTCATTTGATAACATTTAACAAATAAAAAATACGATTAAAAGGGTGAGTAGAAATATTCACCCTTTTTTTGTTTTATCTAATCAGTTAATTATCAAAAGATTAAAAATAAAACTTGTTAATAATAGTAATAAATGGTATATTTGTTTAAAATTGGTAAATTGTAATATTTATATAATATGAAAAAATTAGTATTAGAAGATAAAAAACTAAGGGTTTATAAGTTTGATTGGGATGATAATATATTAAATCTACCAACAAAGATAAAGATGTATAAAAATAATAAACCATTTTATGTTTCAACCAGTGAATTTGCTGAATTAAGAAATAATCCTGAGTATGTGGTAAAAGATGACGCTTTTGAAGATTTTAAGGATTATGGTAAAAGAGGTGATGATGCGTTTATTGAGGATACTAAAAAAGCGATTGAAACTAATAAGAAAGCACCTTCATTTAAGAAGTTTAAGGAGGCTTTAAAGCACGTAAACTACTTTGCTATTATAACGGCTAGAGGACACGCACCAGAAACGATAAAAAGGGGTGTAAGAACATTTATTAATTTAGCGTTAAGTCCTGATGAAAAAATCACATTTAAGAAAAACCTAAAAAAATTATATGGTGATTTACAATTTAATGACTTGGTTGATAAATATTTAAGTGAGCAGAAATATTATCCGGTTTCATCACCTCAATTTCAAAAACAATTTGGTTCAATGAGTGGGGCTGAAAAACCTGAAGTCGCTAAACAAATAGCTTCAAGGGATTTTATTAACTATATTGAGAATGTAGCTAAAAATCTTGAAGCTAAAGATATAAGGATTATGAATCCGAAATCTAAGGGTGATTTGGAGATAAGTGTTGGTTTTTCAGATGATGATAAGAAGAATGTAAAGGCAATGGAAGAGTTTATGAGATCTTTAAAGAGAGAAAAGCCTGGTATGACATTCGTTATTTATGATACTTCAAATCCTGATAATGTAAAAAAAACAGTTATTGAAGGTTTAATTGAAGAAGGCTCAGAATTAAGCAATTATAAGACTATTCCTGATATCCATAAAAAAATTAAATCTGTGGTTGAGAATGTGGGTCTAATATATGATGATTATGAAGAAGTTTTTGTTAGATACTCAAAATATGAAGGTGATTATGATGGATATTATGAGATAAAAATATCTTTAGATAGTCCAAGATATGCTGGTGATATTACACCTGAACAATATTTAATGGTTAAAGAAAAACTTAGTAGTTTAATTGGTGTTGATTTTGTAAATATTGATACAAATAAAAGAATTATAACAATTTCAATGGTTGACGAATATCCTGATATGTATATTTAATTTATGATTTTAACAGAATATAATAAAAAAGATGTTGATGTTCTTAAAGAATTAGACGATCAATTCACGGTAGCCCTTGAGTTTGAATTGGAAACTGATGACCAATATAATCCTGAAGATGAGGATGAAGAAGATATTATTGAACAAATAAGGGGGACTATTCATAATCAATTAAGGGGTGATAAGAGAGCAAATCCCGCTTTTATTGATAACATAGTCAATCAAATAGAATTAGACGATGAGGATTTTACATACGATGAGTTATTAAATCCATCTCTTTATAGTAATAGAAACGAAAAAAGGATTATTAATGTAATAAGATCAATTTCAATGCAATATTCAGTTGAGAGTTTATCATACCTTTCAATGAAACTAAGGGAATATTTACCTAATTTTTATGAAAAATGGTCAGATAAAATGAAGTTTGAAATAGATTCTTCATTAGATAGAGGTATTGAGTTTTCACCGATAACTTATTTAAATTCAGTTACCGAAGCAATAGATATGATAAATGACTTTTATAATGATTTTGATAAACAATCATATTGGAAGTTTACACAAAAAACAGGTTTACATATAAATATTGGATTTAAAGAAAGGAAAGATTGGAACATTCTTAAAGGTGTGTTATTTCTAAGTGATGATTCATCAACGACAAAATATAAAGTTCCTTATGTTTTTAAGGGTATAGAAAAAAGGGTTGAATCCAAATATGCTGGTTCATTTAAAAGATTGGTATTTGATAAAGTTAGTGAATATTCGGATACATTTGCCGTAAACAAAAAAAATCTAAAGGATGTTGAGGATTACTTCAACGAATATTTACTCAAATTATTAGATACTGAAGGATATGAAAGTCCAACATATTTTAAATTATATGGTTTAAATATAACAAGATTAAAGAAATATAATTATATTGAGTTTAGGTATCCTGGAGGTCCAATTAATATGGAAGTTCTAATAGATAAATTATTCTATTTTTGTTATTTATGTGCCTTAATGACTGAACCTGACTACAAAAAAGAGCAGTATTACAAGCGTTTATATAATTTTTTAAAATTATTTTAAATTTTTTTTTGTGAATTAAATTTTTCTTGTATATTTGTCCCACAATAAACAATAAATATTATGACAACTCAAGAAATTAAATCGGAAGGATTGAAATGGTTATCAGGAAATGGATGTGAAATGTATGTGGTATCCAAATTAGGGGTGTACCAGTGGTGGATGATTAGTGAAAAAACAGGTAAACATATGATTACCAATAAAGGTAAATATGGACGAGTATTTGCTGATGAAAGAGTTTTAGCACATTGGGATGGGTTTAAAAAAATGCAAATCAAATAAATAAAACAATATGACTAACGAGAAAAGAGAAAGTATTATTAAGAAAATCAACCTCTTAAAGCAAAAAACCACAGCTAATGGTTGTTCAGAATCAGAAGCAATGACAGCAGCTGAAATGATTTCAAGACTTCTTCAAGAATACGATTTATCAATGACAGAAGTTGAGGCTAAATCACAAGAGTTTATTACCGAAGAAATCGGTATTAACAGTAAGATTAAAAAACCTATTCACGATGTAGTTAGTTCAATAGCTCATTTTACAGACACTAAAGTTTATTTTAGAAAACGTATATTTGACTACGTATATAACTTCTTTGGAACTAAAAAGGATGTTGAGTTCGCTAGTTATTTATTTGATTTGTTATCACACGCCATGGATAATGAATACGCTAAATATCAAAAAACACCTGAATATAAAATGATTGGCGGTAAAACAGCTCGTGGTTCTTTTTATAAGGGAATGATTATCAGATTAAGTCAAAGACTTCGTGAAATGAAAAATAACATTGCTAACGAAGCGAAATCTTCAGGGTTGGTTTTATATAATAAAATGGCGATTACTGACCAAATGTTCAGAGAACGTAACCCTTACTTGAGATTAAAAACAACAACGTCAAAAATGACAATTTCCGACACAAAGGCTTTTAATTCAGGTAAAGATGCGGCTGATCGTGTAAATATCACATCAGGTTTAAACGGTAGAAAGGCATCAAGTAATATGAGATTGACATCTTAGTCATTAAATCCCATTTTACTTTTCAGTCTTTTTATGTCTTCAATAATAATTTTAGGATCTTCGGATCCTATTTTTTCAAATTCAAATTTGGGTTTGATTTCAGAAGCAAAAAACTTTCCAACACTTTGAGCTTCCTGTAATCTTAAAAATGTTAGCATATCCACATTTGTATATTTATAGATATTACCATTATTAAATGTGATATATAGGTCATTATCTAAGAAATCGTATACTGATTTATAGATATTACTGGATTCGTAAATACTCTTAATGGTATTATTTTGTTTGGTTGTTTCTAAAAGCATAAAAAATATTTGACTTCAGTATTTTAATTTATTATAGTTATATTAGAATATTAAAGTTAAATAATTAAAAATAAATGTTGTTTAATAAAAAAATTTCAATTATCTTTGAATAAAAATATGGGTACTACAAGGTTTTGACCTGTGATGGTTGTGTTATTCAAACAAGCAAGACCTGCATTAAGTCTTTAAAAACTGAAGCAAAAAATCAACTGGCAACAGTTACAATCCTGAGGACATTATGAGCCTCCCAACTTCACTAATGAAGAGCTTTAAAACTCAAGAAGCTGAACTTGAGTTTGCTTAGTGAACTTGGCTCGAAGCCAAACACAGTAAAACCATTTAGGTAGTTTTATGTTTAAAAAACTACAACATTTTTACTTATTTGATGTTGATTAAATAAGTTTATTGGAAGATAAAATAACTTCCTAAGCTTGTAAATAATTTGGGTAATTACAAATTATGGGAACGGAGGTTCGATTCCTCCAGTATCCACAAAAAAATAATACCTGATGGAGGTTATCAAAGTCGGGTATTATTTTTTTAAATTATGGAAATAAAAGTTATATTTTGTGAGTTATTAAAAATAAATAAATTAAAGTTAAAATGAATTTATACGAAATAAGAAACGAATATTTAGAATTATTATCGTTTTTAGAAGAAAATGAAGGTGAGTTAACCCCAGAGTTGGAAGAGTTAATGTTAATTAATAAAGAAACATTTAAAGAAAAATCTTTAAATTATATTAAAATCATTAATAAATTAAAATCGGATTTATCATACGCAGAAGAAGAAATTAGTAGAATTCAATCTTATATCAATAAGAAAAACACATCAATAAATAGATTGGAAACAACCTTATTAGATGCTTTAAAATTATATGGTGATAAAGACCCTAAAAAGAACATTTATCGTTTTGAAGTAGGTACTTTTAGATTATCAACCAGACAATCGGAATCAGTTAATATTGATATTGATCGTATTAGTAATGATTATAAAGAATATACGATTAAAAATTTAACGTATAAAGAAAAAGAATCTATATTAGAGTTATTAAAAAAGGAATTAAAATTAGATGTTACAGTCCCTAAAAAAGGTTTGAAGGAGTTAATATCTGACGGTAATGAAATTGAAGGTGCTTCAATTAAAACTAATTATTCCTTAATAATCAAATAACAGTTAAAGATATCCTGAAACTAAATAAGATAGTTTTTCAATTTCTTCTATTTGTTCATCATTTAATTTTTTTCTTGTTTTAATAAAGGAAACTCTTACAAACCCAAATATTGATCCTTCAATATTTTCAATTACAAAACCATAATCATTTTTTATTCCTTTATTGTAAAGGTAATTTTTCCAAGTTGATGGGTTTTGAGTTTCGCTTGTATCCAATGAATATCTTTTATTATCAAAGAATATTGTAAAGTAATCTGAAAATGGTGTTAACAACACATCTTTAAAATCCATATTTTCAATTGATATTCCTGATGAAACTACTTCATAAATTATACTACCTTTGCTAAACTCTACCTTTTGTTTTTTTTTATTGAAAAAAACACCACCATTGTGAAGAACTGTTATTGATACTCTATCAGCATTTGTTATTTCAAGTATTTGTTGTAATTTACCTACAATCTGTTTTGATTTGGTAATATTGCGTTTAATTTTTTCAATTTTTGTATTATTTTTATGGTTATCCATAAGTATTTTTACGATATAACCAATAACTCCGCTAATGACACCTAAAAGTGACACTATTATTGGGGTAGGTATGTAAAATCCAAAAATTATCATTTCATTAAAAATCTCTAACTTATAAATATGTATAATTGAAAAGGAAGCTATTTATAGTAAAAAAAAATGGGAAAATATAGAACTTATTTTAGTAAAAATAATACATTAGTTAGAAATTCGTACGTAAATACCGCAAGAAATCCAATTGCTGAATTATACTATGGGTTTGATCAAAATCAAACAAGAACATATTCAAGATATATTTTTGATATAGATTTAACCAATATCTATAATTTATATACAGGTAAAACATTTACAACATTAAATAATACAACCCATAAATTAAAGATGAAGAATTGCTCATCATTTGATGAACTATTTGGTGAAACTGTTGGTTCGTATAAAACAAGGGGTAATTCATTTGATTTAATATTATTCAGGATTTCAGGTGAAACTTGGGATCAGGGTATAGGTTATGATTATGCCGATTATAAAACAGAAAGTTTAATAAGAGAACCTTTTGTATATACTGAAACTCCATCTAATTGGTTTTATAATAAAACTAATTCTACTTGGAATAATCCTGGTGTGTATTCAACACCTGAAATTATAGCAACACAACATTTTGATTTAGGTAATGAAGATTTAAATATTGATATTTCCAATGAAATAAATAATAGATTACAGAATAATATATTTAGTGGTGTAAGTTACGGTATTGCCTTTACAACATCACTGGAAAATATACCATATTCAGCAACCACATTTGATGCTTCATTACAATATGTAGGTTTCTTTTCTAAATATACTCAAACATTTTATCAACCTTATTTAGAAACAGTATATGATAATTTAATTCAAGACGATAGAAACTTCTTCTATAAAGGTAAGTTAAATAATTTATTTTTATACGTAAATAAGGGAGGTATTCCAGTTAATTTAGATAATTTACCTACTTGTACTATAAAGGATATGAATGGAACATTATATTCATCATTTACCGCAACACAAAAAACAATTGGTGTGTATTATGTAAGTTTTGTAATACCAGATTCATATCCGTACGATTCTGTATTATTCAATGACGTATGGAGTAATTTATACATTAATGGTATTCAAAAACCAAATGCAACTTTGGATTTTGAAGTTAAATGTGATGAATATTATTCAATAGGAAGTAATGAGTTTTTACCGAAAGAATATGGTTTATCATTTAGTGGGTTGAAAAGAGATGAGGTTGTAAGTACAGGTGAGAAAAGAAAAGTGGTTGTTAGTGTAAGAGAACCTTATGTATATGAAGTTCCAGTATTAACAGATTTTGTTCAATATAGAATATATGTTAAAGAAGGTCCGTTAAATGAAATTATAATTCAAGATTGGTCTGATTTAAATAGAACAACGAATATGAATTATTTTATGTTAGACACTTCTTGGTTATTACCTAATAAGTATTATTTAGATATTAGAGTAAGTTCAAATCAAGAAATAAGAGAATATAAAGAAATAATACAATTTTTTGTTAGACAAGAACTATAAATAAAATTAAAACAAAGAAGATATGTCAAGTTTAGAAAATAATTACATAGCTAAAACATTTAAATCATTATTAAAGATAATTAATAATGACGCTTTTACCGGTAATACACAACAAACAATAAGTGATGGTTTAGGTAATTCATTACCAGTGTCATTTGGTTCTAATTGTGTTCAGTTTACAAAAAAAGTCGTAAATACCGATATATCAATTACCGGTAATTTATTCGATGTTAATGGTTTTTCAGGTAATACAAATCAATTTATATCAAAAGGGGTGAATGGATTACTATGGAATAATATTGATTATATTATAACCGCTGTAACAAATAATAAGGTTATTGAATTGGGTTCTGGGGTATTATCAACAGTTAGAGTAAATGCTAATAATAATGCATCGGGTAATTATTCCGGAGTTTTAAGTGGGACAGGTAATACAGCATCAGGCTGTTTTTCAATTATAGGTGGAGGTAAGTGTAATACTTCTAGTGGTTGTAATTCATTTATAGGTGGTGGTTGTGGTAACATATCATCTGATAATAGTAGTTTTGTTGGTGGTGGAGCTGGTAATACAGCATCAGGTTATCGTTCAGCTGTGGTTGGTGGTAATTTAAATAGAGGTTTAGGTGAATATTCATTTGTAGGTGGTGGTTTTAGGAATAGTTCTCTTGGTAGTTATTCAAGTGTTTCTGGTGGTTATAAAAATACGTCTTCAGGTAGTTATTCATCAACAGTAAGTGGTGGATATTGTAATCAATCGTCAGGTAATTTTTCAACTACATCTGGAGGTATTTGTAATACATCATTAGGTAATTTCTCAACCGTTTCAGGTGGTAGAAATAATACAACATCCGGAAATTACTCATTTATAGCTGGTGGTAATCAAAATACCGTTTTAGGCTTTCGTTCGGCGGTGGGTGGTGGTTGTAATAATACATCATCAGGGTATAATTCAAACATAGTTGGTGGTATTAATAATAAAGCAATCGCCAATAATACGTTTATATTGGGTAGTAATATAACAGGTAATACCGCCAATATGACATATGTACAATGTTTAAATATAACATCATTACCAACAACAGATCCAGGAATATTGGGTGTTGTTTGGAGAAATGGTATTAATTTAATGATTTCAACAGGTACAACTTAAAATATTTACTAAATACGTATGTTTCATATATTATCTATATGAAAAAATACGCTTTATTTCACATAGAGGGTGGTTTAGGAAAACACGTAGCCGCCACCGCAGTCGCAAAATGTATAAAAAATAATCATTCCGACAGAGAACTTCTTGTAGTATGTGCTTACCCTGAAATATTCTTAAATCTAAACTTTATTAGTAAAGTTTTTAGAATAGGTAACACCCCTTACTTTTATCAAGACTATATTAAAGATCAAGACACTTTAATATTTAAACACGAACCTTATTTTACCACAGATCATATTAGTAAAAAGATTCCTCTTATTGAGAATTGGTGTGGTTTATATAACTTAGATTATTTAGGTGAGCAACCTGAATTAGTTTTCAACGTAAGACAATTACAACACGGACACAAAAAATGGGTTAGACAAAAACCAATTATGGTTATACAAACAAACGGAGGACCATTACAACAAGATTCATCTTATTCTTGGACAAGGGATATTCCTTACCCTGTAGCTGAATCATTAGTAAATTATTATTCTAAAGATTATCATATTATTCAAGTATGTAGACATGAAGAAAATAAAATAGCAGGATGTGAACACGTATTAGAACCAATGTCAAATATGGAATTATTTTCATTAATGTTAGTAAGTCAAAAAAGAATTTTAATTGATAGTTGTTTACAACACGCAGCAGCAGCTTTAAATAAAAAATCAACAGTATTATGGATTGGAACATCACCGAAATTATTTGGGCACGATATTCACGATAATTTTACAGCGGTTATTGATGATGGTATTAAATTACCAGATAGTTATTTATTTGATTTTAGTTTCGATGGTGTATTCCACGAATGTCCTTTAATGGATTTTAATATATTTGATATGGAATCAATAATTTACTCAATAAATAATCAACAATAATGGAAAAAATATTCTTTCAAAGTTCATTACCTAGAAGTGGTTCAACCCTTCTTCAAAATATAATAGGACAAAATCCTGATTTTTACGTAACACCAACATCAGGTGTATTAGAATTAGTATATGCAGCAAGAGCCAATTACACCAACTCACCAGAATTTAAAGCACAAGATGCTGAATTAATGAAAAAAGGTTTTACTGCGTTTTGTAAGGGTGGTGTTGAATCGTACTTTAGCTCAATAACAGACAAAAAATATGTGATGGATAAATCAAGAGGTTGGGGTATTCATTATGGATTTTTGGAAACTTTTTATCCTGAACCAAAAGTTGTTTGTATGATAAGAGATCCAAGATCGATATATGCGTCAATGGAAAAAAACTTTAGGAAAAATCAACATTTAGATTCCGGTATTGTGGATCACGCTAAAATGCAAGGAACAACAACTGAAAAAAGGATAGATATTTGGACACAAGGACAACCGGTTGGTTTGGCGATGGAAAGATTATATCAGGTAATAAAAGAAGGTATTAATAAAAAAATGTTGTTTGTTAAATTTGAAGATTTGTGTAGATATCCTGAACAGGAAATGAAAAAGATTTACACATTTTTAGATGTACCATTTTATCAACACGATTTTGATAATATTGAGCAAATAACACAAGAAGATGATTCAGTTTATGGGATATATGGTGATCACGTAATTAAATCTAAATTAACTCCAGTTAAGAACGATTATAAAGAAGTTTTAGGTGTAAACGCATCAAATTGGGTTAGACAAAACTTTGGTTGGTTTTACGATGAATTTAAATATATCTAATAAATAATCTACTAAATGTGGGTTTTTTTATTTTAAATAAAGTATTTATATTATATGTTTAAAATATTAATACCTTCTACAATTGCAAATACATTAAATCAACGATTTAATAAAGTATATGTCGGTGGTATTGGTATACAAAATATAACATTAAATGGTGTTGATTATGAATTCTACCCTAGAGTTTCGGCGGATATTGATATATTTTCAATAGACAACCCTAACCCAAATATTATATTAGGAGGTTATATTATAGATGAATTCCCACAATATTTAGGTAATCCACCATTTAATAATAATAGCGAACCATTACCAGTCGAATCAATATATTGGATTGATGATGCTTTTTGGGATGATAATAATTTTTGGAACGAATAAATAAATGGGTATAAGGGTTTTAGAGACAGGTAATAATTACATTACAATACAAGAAGCTATTGATGGAACATTGGGTGGGGTTGGCTTAACCCAAGACTTAACAATCCAAATAGACGGTGGGACGTATTATGAAAATTTAACGTTTAATGGGTTGACGCATAAAACTAGTGGTAATACTTTAACATTAATTAACTCATCAGCACAAACAGTGATTTTAGACGGATCCGGTGTGTCTAATAATAATATCTATATACTAAACGTAAGTAATTTAGTTTTTGATGGTATAAATGCAGAAAATTGTAATCCTGAAGATACAAGTGGTGCGAATGTTAGGATTTTGGGAACCACAGGTACTTGGGGTTTGACTGATAATATTACTTTTAAAAATTCAACTATTAGGACAGGATATGCTGCGGTTAGATGTACTGACTATGTAAGAAATGTTACGTTTCAAAATATAACAACATCTAATTGTAGGTATGGAACATATCGTTTTGGAAAACAGCAGGTTGATTTACAAAACGTTAATTTTATTAATTGTAATATTACGACAGATGGATTACAAAATTCAGGTGCGAATCAATTCCAATTAAAAGGTATTGATGGTTTAAATATTATACGATGTAGGGTTGATGGTTCTGAAAAAACAATATTATCGCCTTGGTATTGTGATAATGTTTTAATTGATGGTTGTACTTTTGATAGATCAGGTATTTTAAGTACTACCGGTAGACATATTTTGTTTGAGGATAGTTGTGATAATTGGGTGATTCAAAATTGTTTATTTACTAATTGTAGTCGCAATTCCCCAATACATGGGACAAATATAACCAATTTAACGTTAAGAAATAATACGTTTATTGATGATTCGGCAAGTAAAACTGAATACTTTTTTTTAAGTAATATTAATGGGTTTAAAACATATAATAATATATTTTTAGTTAATGGTGCTGGTACAATTGGATTTATCAGAATATCTAATTCAACCGGTAATACGATAGGGAATAAATTCATTACTCAAAATAACATTTACCAATTTAAAAATGGTAGTCAAAGAAACATATATAACGGTACGTCGGGTGGTGTTACATTACCATCAGGTAGTGTTTCAAACGCTCAAAGTTCCGGATTAGAAATAAGTTCATTACAAGGTATATCAACAGGTAATTATTTAGGGTTTACAGATACAACTAATAATGATTATACGTTACAAGAAAGTTCGCCAGCTAGAAATTACGCTTTATTAAGTCAAATACCTACTAAAGATATTAGAAATTATACTAGGGATATACAATCATCAGATGTTGGTGCATATGATATGAATGGTATTGCACCTATACTACCGGAATCAATTTTAACGGTATCGGTAAATGGGGTTGTTAAAACAAGTTCGTTTGGAGTACCTGAAAACACTCAAGTTACTTTTGGGAATAACAGTACTAATGCAATTACCACTGTTTTTGAAATATTAAATTCATCTAATACAGTTATAGGTTCATCATCATCATTTCCATACGTCTATACTTTCACTACAATAGGTAGATATAGGTTAAGAATGATATCCACAAATAACGATGGTTCCGACACATTAGATTTAATTAATTATGTAACTGTTGATGTATTACCTACACCAATATTTACAATTTTAAATCAACCCAGATTAATTAATGGTGAAAACGCTACGTTTACAATAACAGATTCTTCGTTAAGTGGAACAACGTCAGGTGGTGAAATTACTAGTAAAGTTTGGGATGTTGTTGACGAATCCAATAATAGTTATTACCAATCAACAAACACCCCATTTGTTATTAGCGGATCAACATTATTACAAGGAAGTTACGGTGTTAAATTAACGGTTAGTAATATTATCGGTTCTGCATCATCCACATTAAATAACTCAATATATGTAAATAGAACCCCAACAATTATTAACAACATACCTAATCAAGTTGGGACGAGAAATAATATATTTAATTACACAATACCTAATAATATATTTAGTGATAGTGGTGATACTTTAACATACTCATTAGTATCCAACCCATCGTGGTTATCGTTAAATAATATGGTATTAAGTGGAACGCCAATAACGGCAGGATCAACAAGTGCGACTATAAGAGCTACAGATAGTAGAAATCTTTATAACCAAACATCATTTGGTATTAATATTGGTAGTGGTGAGCCACCAGTCGTAGTTAATCAACCAGCAAATAAAGGTATTCCTGTCGGAATGCAATTTTATTTTAAAATACAAGAATCCATATTTTATTCACCCGCACCATTTACAATTAGTATAATACAAAAACCAAACTGGGTGGATTATATTTCATCAGAATTATTATTAGTTGGAGAACCAACAATAAATGATGTGGGTATTAATTATATTACAATAAGGGCTGACGATGGATTTACCCAAGCGGACTGTACGTTTACTGTAGATGTATTTAATTTTAATCAAATTAGTTCTATTAATAATGGGGATTCTAATCAAGGTATTAGAGGTAAATTAAATAACTTAATTACTTTTATAAATAAACTAAGATAATTGGCAGTTTTTAAAAAACTATATATTTATACATATGGGACAACTATATTTAGTATCATCATTAAGTGCTGATACATCTAATTACACATACACCAGTATTATTGTTAATGGGGCTGGTCCATATAATGTAACATTTAATGGGGTTTCATTAACTTTAGCCGGACCTCAAACTATTAGTATGAATGTTATGAGTGTTGAATCAGGTAATAGTAATGTATTATTATCAGGTTATTTAACAACTTATGATTTCCCTGTTTATTTAGGCAATCCAGGTACTACCGATTATTTAGGTAGACCAATAATAAATTCAGCAGGTGGAGGTGTTTGGGCTCAAAGCGGAAATACTCAATATGCTTACTATAAATAAAATTTAAAATAAATAATATATGGACTCAATAAGAGCAGTAGGAAGTGAATTACTTCAAGGAAAAGAAAAACATAATAGATTAATTGAATTAATGGGTATTAAGAATACCGTTAACGAATCTAAAAAATCGGTGAATAGTGAAGATTACATTATTCACGCAGCGGATGGAAAATCATATGGTATTTTCAGAGAAAATAAAAACTTCTTTGTGAAATATGCTAATAAACATACCGAAGATGCTAATGATTTTGAATACATCGGTGGATTAGTTAGAAAAACTAAAGAATTACACGAATCTTATTCAGATGCATTTAAAAGATTAAATGTAATGATTGGTGATATTAATCAGAAATATGGTGTTAAAAACCCTAAATCTTTATTTGAAGCAGATAAACAATATATGTTACAACCTGAAGCACCAACTTTTGAGGCTCCAGCTTCAGCACCTACAACAGATGCAGGAGTTCCGACACCAGCACCTGATGCTTCTATTGATACCCCACCAGTTGATGCAAGTCCTGCCGTTGGAGATAATACAGATGAAAACGATCCGGTTAAAATGATACAAAGTTTAACAGGTAAGTTAGGACAATCTTTAAGAGATAATATGCAAAATGAAGAAGTCGTAAATAATCAAATGATTAAATATGTATTAAATTCAGTATTATCAGCAATTGATTTAAACAAATTAACCCCTGAAGATAAAGAAGAATTAAATAATAAAATATTAGGTAAAGAAGAACAACCAGCATCCCCTGAAGGCGCTCCAACTGAAATCCAATCACCTGAAAGTGCTCCAGCAACACCAATGACAGGTAGTGAAGATCCATTCGCAGGTTTAGATCAAGCAACAGCTCAAGCAGGAACTCAAACAGAAAGTTTAATTAATTTAGCTGTTACTTATGAACAAGAGTTAGCTTTAAATAATTTATTATCTCTTTGTGAAAACAAAAATATTAAATTAGAAAAATACAAAATTCAAAAGGATAATATTATTTTTGAATCAACAAAAGGAAAAAGATTTATTGTAAAACCTAATGGTATTTCATTATTAATGACTGAAAATAAAGAATATAAAAAATTATTAATCTAAAGAAAAATGTATCTTTGTTATATTAATAAATTAGGACCTAATTTTAGGAATGAATTAATATACGAATTTATTTTTACAAACGATATCGATAAGGTAAGTGGGGATGATTGGGATAGATTACCAGCGAGTGGTTATCCGAGTCTTCCCCATTCCGATTTTATGACAAACGTGTTGTTATTAAAAACAGGTAGTTTAGATTTAGAGTTAGTTAAAGATAATGATTTTTTCACCTATAATGATTGTAAAGAAGGTGTAGTTGCTATAGGTTGGGAAGAATCGTATATTATAGATAGACTAATATTCAAGTTTGGTGATGATTTAGAGGGTGTTAAAAATAAGTTATATAAGAAAGATTATTATTTAGAGGAAATAAATTGATAGAATAAAATAAAAAATATATATTTGTAGTATGAGTATAATTAAAAAATCAGAGTTAATGGAGTTTGTTTTAGAGAAGAAACAAATGATATTAGGTAGGAATATGGAATCAGCGGCTGAGCCAGTTGTAGCTCCACCTAAGACTAAACCTAAAACACCATCAACCCCTAAAAGTCCAAAGCCTGCGGTAAATCCAAAACCAAAAGCTCGTGTGAAATCTGCGGCTGAACCGGCTGTAGCTCCACCTAAGACTAAACCTAAAACACCATCAACCCCTAAATACCCAAAACCTGCTGTAAATCCAAAACCAAAAGCTGTTATTGAATCTAACCCTGGTGAGGAGAAAATGTCAAAAAAAGTGAAAATTAATAAAAAATATCCGAAAAAATTTGTTAAAGAGCACATTAATTCGTATTTTAGCGTCAGCATTATAAATGAGACAATTAACGAAGACTATTCTGTTGAATTGCAATTAGTTGGTAGTAAATCGGAATTAGTTAAATGTTTAAGAAACCTTAAAGAAGGTAATGTAATAAACTAAGTTCATTTATTATGTCAAATGAGTAACAAAATATTTAAGAAAAAAGAAGTTTTACAATTAATAAAAGAAGATATGATTCCATACGGAGAAAATCCAAACAGAATTGAACGTTCAATTGAACGTAGAATAACAAGTAGACAAAATCCATTAGGTGCTAATCCAGCATATCCTGCGGGAACACCTGAAAGTAATTTTGAGGAAATTATTGCGTCAGAACAGTTTAAAAATTCTATTGAAAAAATTAAAACATATGCGGGTAGAAAAAATATTCGTGTTGTTGATAATAGAGGTGTAATTCAACCAATGGCTTTAGTTCAATTACAAATGGCTTTGGTTAATGATATGATTAGTAAAGAAAGAAATCATAAACCACAATTGGAAAAATTGACAATTAAACTATTAAAACAAGATTTTAATATTCCTGGTGAATTACAAACTAAGGTTGAGGATGGTAAAACAATTTATTACGATGGAACATTACAATATGATGTATCTTTAACACTTCCTGTTGATTTAAGTAGCGCTCAAACTGAGATGGAAATGCAAATACAACAAGAACCTGAAGAAGTGGTTGAAAATGTTGAAGAATTGGATTTAGAAGTGGCTAAAAGAAGATTCTTAAACGCTATGATGGCAGGTGCAGCATTTAAGGGACAATACATGTTTCATATGGCTGAAGATGAAATCAATGCAATTGATGAAGGTTTGATAACCAATTATGGTTTATTAATGGCAATAACAGAATGGGCGTATTTTATGATTCCACCTGAAATGGCGGCATCTGCAGCATCATCAGATGAACAAGCCGGTGGTTCTGAAAGAGTTGATTTTACAACTGAACCACCAACTCTAATTTGTAGGGCGAGATCATTTCCAATATTATGTCACGAAATTGTGAAATCTTATGTGGAATATATGTCAGCTTGGGGATTACCACAATCAGATGAAGAAGGAGCTGAAGCTAAGGCAAAATACATTCTTAATAAGGCGGATTTCTTAGAAGCTGAAAATTGGGATTTAATGTTAGGACCTGGTTTTTGGGGTAGATTTTTGGATGCTATAGATGAGAGTGAATTAGATATTAAATCACAATTATATATTAAAATCGCTCAAATGCCACCTAAAGATTTTAATATCTTTATGAAAGAAGTATTAAAAAAATCTCAAAGAGGTAAACAGATGATGGTTGATTTAGCGAATGAAATTAAAGAAGCTATATCTAAAGAAGAATATGAAACAGCGATGAGTTCATATCAAGAACCTGAAAAAGATATAGATATTGATGATATCGACATATCAGATTTATTTAAATAATAAAAAACCCCATTTAAGGGGTTTTTTTGTTTTATGGGGTATTGGTATTTATTTTTTAGAGTGACACTCAATAATATCATTTTCGGTAAATACTTTAAGTAAATCGACAAATTTATTTCTGACAAAGAATAATATTTCATCTCTGAATGGATCTTGTGGTTCGTGATAAAAAAGAACTGTATCAACAGACATAAAAGATTTTTTATTTTTTTCCATACCTGAGCTTCTGAGGTCTAAATCGACTATCCATTTTCTTTCATTAAAGAAGGAGTTTTTGAGTATATAATTTAGTGATTGTTTATAATCTTTTGTTAGTCTTTTAATTAGATTTTCGTAATTATTATAATCTTCAAGAGGTTTAACCCAAGTTGATATTTGTAAATAAATTGATGTAGGGTTTTTAACATTAACAGTCCCATAACTTACTTTAAATCTTTCATCTAATGTTAAATTTAACTTTTTCCCTGTTTTAACCATATTGTTTTTTTGTGTTTTATTTAATTATTAATATACAAAACTATAAGTATTTTCGGATGAAATAACAAATTTTATTTTCTCTTATATTTATATATATGACAAAATATATTGATTACTCTAAATTGAGAGTTCTTAAAGAGAGTGAAGAAGGTTTTGGTATTATCATTGACAATACTGGATATATCGATCCGAAAATTGAACGCAATTCTAGATTGGTAGAATCTTATTCAATTGAACAAGAAAAGGATATTATATTATATGCAATTCTTCAAAAATACGATACTGAAAATAAAAACGGTAGAATATACCCTGAGAAAGTATTAAAGGCTAATGTAGAAAAATATCAAAAAGTTATTGATCAACATAGGGCTATATCGGAATTAAATCATCCAGAAACATCAATTATTGATTTAGAAAGAGTTTCACACGAAATAATAGAAACTTGGTGGGAAGGTAAAGAATTATGGGGTAAAATTAAAATATTAACTTCACCTGGGTTTAAGAAATATGGTTATGTTGGTAATTATGCACCTGACATCGCAGCAAATCTTTTATTACACGGAATTACAATTGGTATTTCATCAAGAGGTATTGGTTCATTGAAAAAAGAAGGTAATAAAAATATCGTTCAAACGGATTTTGAATTAATTTGTTTTGATTTAGTTTCACAACCATCAACACCTGGAGCGTATTTATTTACCGATCAATCACTTAGTAAAGTTTATACGGAAAACATTAATAAACACAATGTAATTTCTGAAGATGTAATAAAATCAATTGATAATTTCTTAATCTAATGGTAAAATCAACGAAAGGTGGTTCTAAATCATCGTCAGGGTCTAAAATTAAATTAAACCCTAAAAAAAATAATAATGGTATTCACGCAAAATCAAAAACTTCGAGAAATAAAAACTCAAAAAATTATAAAAAACCAAATGTCGGACAAGGTTAATATTATGAAAAAGATTAAATTAACAGAATCGGATTTAACAAAAATAATCCAAAGAATTATTAAAGAAGATGATTCAGAAATGTACGCAAATTATATGTTCTTCTCTAACTTAGAACAAATCAAACGTCAGTGCGAAATGTTATTGGAATTAGATAAAAATATGATTGATAATATTATTCAAGATGGTCACGATTGGGCTGACGATCATATATCAGAAGCTAAAAACAATATGGATCAGGTATTTGATTTTTTTATGGGTAAAGTAAATAAAAATTAAAAAGGTATACATTATGAAAATCATTATAACTGAAAAACAACTTAAAAAAATTAAATCTGGTGAATTTGAAGATTTCGCTTCTAAAAGATTTGGTGGGGCTGAAAAAATAGCTAATAACGCTAAAGAAAAGGGTGGTATTTCTATGTTGACATATCACCATTTTATTGTTAAACTACCTTACTATAAAAAAGCTTCAGATGGTAAGTTTGATTTAGAAAAATCTAAAACTGAATTAAAAGAACATTTAGATAAATTATGTGGTTTAAGTGAAGATGTAAATATTGGACAAGTGGAGTTTCAAAGATTAGTTGGTATAATAGAAGTATTAGGTGAATTAATTATTAAATATAAAAAATAATGAAAACCATATTACTGACAGAAAGTGAATTGATTTATTTAATCGAAAAATGGACAAAGAATTATAAAAAGTCTATTAATTGTTCAAACCCAAAAGGATTCTCTCAGAAAGCACATTGTGCCGGAAGAAAGAAAAGACAAGAACATCAACCAACAAAATCTAAATCACCATTTAAATAAAATAATTAAAACCCCGATATTTCCAATCTGGGTTTTTTTATTTATAATTAAACTACAAATATTAAATATTATGGAAGAAAAAGATTTTTATTACTTTAAGTGTGTTACCACTATGTCAATACCAGATGAAAACTCAGGTAAAATTAAAAAGAAAAATGAGGAGTTTATCGTAAAGGCTGTAAGCCCTACCGATGTAGAATCTCAGATGGTTCAATTTATGGATGGAACAGTTTATGACTGGAGCATTCAAAGTGTAACTAAAACTAAGGTTGAATCTATCATACAAGATGGAAAAGCAATCTAAAAATTAAAAACCCTGTAAATCAGGGTTTTTTTATGTTCTTTTATTTTTATACTAACCCTTGCAAGTCAAGGGTTTTTTTATGCCCAATAAAAAATATTTATAGTTAAATGATTATTTATTCAAAAACCCTCTATTTATAATGTAACGAATAAAATCATTTTATAATAACATGAAAAAAACAAATTCAATTATTGAAGAAGCTCTAATAGAAGCAAGTCAATTAGAGGAAGCAGTTAAAGAAGTAGGTAAAGAAGTTCTAGCGTCAGCTATGAAGCAAGAAATCGAAGAGATTATTAAAAGTTCTTTAACTGAAGAAGAAGAGGTTGAATCACCTGAAATAGATTCTATGGGTATGGAAACACCTGAAATGCCTGAAATGCCTGAAATGCCTGAAATGCCAGAAATGGATGATGAAATTGAAGGTGATGAAGAAGTTATGGACATGACACAAGCATCAGACGATGAAGTTATCAAAGTATTTAAAGCTATGGGTCCAGAAGATTCTATCGAAGTTACTAAAACAGAAGATGGGATACACTTAAAAGATGGGGATAAAGAATATATCTTACAAATGGAAGGTGTAAAAGAAATGACTGATGAAGAGCTTGATGAGTATTTAGATGAAGTTACATTTGAAGATTTTGATGATTTAGATATCGAATTGGAGGATGAAGAAGAGTATGAGGAAGATGAAGACAATATGTATGAATTAGAGATGGATGAAAATTCTATGTCTAAATATATGGGTTCTGAAAATCCTGATACGATGGATGAAGATGAGGAATTCGAAGGTTGGATGAAAGAAATGATGGATGAATATTCTGAAGCTGATGAAGAAGTTATGTATGAAATTGAACTTTCAGAAGAAGAAGTTATTGATGAAGATGAGGATGAAGATGAGGATGAAGAAGACTTGGAAGAAGCTGCAAGAACATATGGTTTTGGTTCAAAAGACGGTTCTAGAGGGTTAAGAAAAGCTATAACACCTAACAGAAACTATTCTTATAAGAATGGTTTTAAGGTTGAATCTTTAAATAGAAAACTTTCAATCGTTGAGTCTGAATTAAATGATTATAAAGCTAAAAATGAAGAATACAAAAAAGCTTTATCTTCTTTAAAAGAAAAGATGAACGAAATGGCTGTTTACTACACTAATCTTTCATACACTAACAAATTGTTCACAGAACATACAACAACCAAAAAAGAAAAATTGGACATTCTTAAAAGATTTGATAACATAAAAAATATTAATGAATCTAAGAGTTTATTCGGAATTATTTCAGACGAGTTATCAAGTAAGAAAACTATTTCTAACTTAGGTGATTTATCAGAAAATGTAGAAAAGAGTTTAACTTCTAGTACATCTAAATTAACTGAATCAGTAGTTTATGAAGATCCAAAAATCAAACAAATAAAAGAATTGATGAGTAAGTTAAGCCCATCAAAAAAATAAAAATAAAATAAAACAAATAAACAAATAACAACTATGAGTAGTTTTTTATTAAAATCTGGTGAAGTAGGAAACATCGGATTAAAACAAATGAAACTTGTTAGAGAGCAAACCATTGAAAAATGGAACAAAATGGGCTTTCTTGACGGTTTAGAAGGTCACACTAAAGACAATGTGGCTCAATTATTCGAAAATCAAGCTTCTTTCTTAATCAATGAAGCAACTGCTACAGATTCAGCAGGTTCTTTCGAAACAGTAGTATTCCCTATTATCAGAAGAGTATTCTCTAAATTATTAGCTAACGAAATCGTATCTGTTCAAGCTTTGAACATGCCGATTGGTAGAATTTTCTACTTCGTTCCTAAAATTTCTGAAAGAGTAAATCTTGGTGGTGGTGTGTTTGGTCATTCAAATCCTTTTGGTTATCCAAATCCAGGAACAGGTGCTCAAGATACTACAACTTTCCAATCAACTAACTTGTACGATTCATACTATGATTCAACAAGTGGTTTGGATAACAACCAATTATTTGACAGATCTAAAGGTGCTTACCAAGAATTTACATCTAACACAACTTCAGGTTTAAGACAAATTACATTAACTACATTATCAGCTGGTACTTCGGTATTCACTACTGTAGCTTCTAACTTATCAACAGGTTGTACAAGATATGTAACTTTAGAAGTAACAGGTTTTACTTCTGGTGGTGCTGGTAAAATCATTGGACCAAATGGTAATGAAATGGATTCAGAAGAATTCTTAGCTTCTTTCCAAATCTTAAATAACGCTAACTTATTCTGTTGTACAGGTTCTACAGGTGGTGTAGGTT